ACGCTTGGTTAGTTTCATTAGACTAGACCCTTCTGCATGAGATCGAATTCGATATCTACCGCTGCATTTTCCCAGGTATCGGGAACGAGAACGGTAACCATTTCATCAACGGGAATGTTGATAACTTGATTGTCTTTGATTGACTTTGCATAGATGTAGTCAAGATCCCAATCGACAATCTCGAAAGGGTATTCGGTAGTACCCACGCGAACATCGAAAGTATGGGGCAATTCCATGGCTCGCATGGTCTTGATTTGCTTTACTGAGTCAATCATCTTTCTATCTTTCTACTAGGTTAGTTGGATACTATCACAGGGGTCTGACACTACCCCCGATGGGGGCAGTCCTGAGGATCATGCCTATTCAGACACCCTGAGCAGTAGGTATCGAATGCGTCCGATACCGCTTGCTTGTAGTTGGCAACCGCTAGGGCGATTGCGTTTGCTTTGCGTGTAGCCATTGTGACCACCTAACCTTTCTTTCTATGTCTCCGACTCTACACTAGGGGTCTGACATTCGCAACTTGAGAATGCACACAAAACGGACATTTTGAAAAACTTTTTTTATTTTTTTTATCGGTGTGTCGGCTTGACACAAGTAAAAAAATATGTTATATGTGTGCTCACTATTTAAAAATTTGATTACTATATCAAAACATGCATCATACATATTTATACAAAATTAAACTTTGATAAAATAAAAATTGAATATCGCGGGGGTAGAAAATTTAAGCCAGTAGAAAAAAATAAGAATCAGTGATTGGCTATATAAAAAATTTTTAAACTTTGATAAAATAAAACTATGTATATGACCTATCCAACTCTGGGTAGATCAGGTAGGTTAGGAAATCAACTATGGCAAATAGGATCTACTGTTGGTCTTGCTAGGCTTCAATATCATGAAGAAAGCCCTATGCACTATGATGTAATATTTCCTAGATGGAAATATTTTCCATATTTCTCATTTCCACAAAACTTATTTACAGATGACTCTTCTCTGATTGCTGATGCGAAGCATTCTAGGAATTTTTGTCATTGGCTACAACCTAGACAGCGGGGGTACATGCATGATTGGAAATGTTTGAATTTGGCTAAGAATGACATGTCTGATTGGGTTCGTCCATCCAATCTTATGAAGTCATTAATGAAGCCATATGCCAATAAGATACAAGGGGCAACAGCGGTACATGTCAGAAGGGGTGATTATCAAAAGGTATGGGGAGGTATCAACTTACTTTCCAAAGAATATTATTTAGATGCATGGCCTAAAAAAGGCAGGGTAGTCATCTTTTCTGATGATCCCAAATGGTGTAAAGACAATTTACCAAGGGTAAATTCAGAAGTTATTCACGAATCAGAATTTCTTGATTTCCATCTCATGGCATCATGTGAAAATCATGTTATATCTAATAGTACATTTTCATGGTGGGCAGCATTTAATTCATCAAATGTAACATATCCCCTACCCTGGATAAAAGGGGCTAACTTAGATATCTTCAAAAACTCATGGAAACCCGTGCAGTGGCAATAACGTAGTTATTGTTTGTTGCACATGGGCATGTTTGGTTATTCTCGCCGCCGAAAAACTGTCATAGTCTGGTATAATTTTTGTGTGCAAAATAACGGTCCATCATGGAAGTACCGTAGGCGAGCAGTTTTTGGATCTATGATATTTTCATCTCTAGTCATACTATATTCATTGTGGTTTGCTAGAAATGATCCTGTTGCAGAAACCGCACTACTGAGTGCCTTTGGACTCATGGGTGCTGTCACTGCTGCCTATATTGGTGGATCAGCATATGAAGATGTAAGACTTCATACCAATGAAAACGAAGAAGAAATAGGAGAATATTAATGTTTACAAAGCAGTTCATCACTGACGCAAGCGAAAGAGCAATTAAGACTTTGGCTCAAACCTTTTTAGCATTAGTTGCTGGTGCAGAGGTATTTAATGCGTTCACCGCTGACTGGGCACAGATTATTGGTGTCTCAGTAGGTGCAGCAATTTTGTCTTACGCAACATCCATTATTTCTAAGAATATTGGGTCAGACAAGAACTCTCCCTCGCTCCTTTCTAAGGAGTAAAAAGTGTTATAATATTTTTATAACTTTTTTAGGAGAAAATTAAATACAATGAACGTAGTCGAAGGGGTGTTCCGCAATAAAATGCGCGAACGCCCCTTTGACTTTTATGTAGCATTTGTATTGTTTATGCTAGGACTATACGGGATAGTAGATGATGGTTTTCCAGAGTCTGCTGTTGAGGGTTATTTATGGTTAATGCATATTATTTGTGCATACTTTATGATTTCTGCCGCCGCGATTATGTGGTCGCTTACTTGTCATAGGAACAACCACCCTGTTTCATCACTTATGGCAGAGATGTATGGCTGGGGGTTCATTGCTGCGGCTGCGGTTGCTACATCACTATCATATTTAAGCGTATTCTTTGTAGGCGGTGCAGAAAATTGGCTGTCATGGGCTATTTGGCTAACAATTTGGATTGGAATGGCAGTATCATCATTATTTAGATCATTAGATTTGTATAATTTTTATAGGAGTCTTACTAGATAATGGACACAAGCATAATTGTTGCAATAGTAGGTGTACTTGCCGCTCCACTTGCAGCATTCGCAACATGGTTTGTAAACAGAAAAAAGCACATATCAGATATTTATAACGCCCTATCTGAGTCATCTCAAAATGCTGTAGAAACAATGCAGATAACAATGAATGAACTCAGGAAAGAGTTGGTAGAGGCAAAAGATAAGATACAAGAACTCATTTATGAAAATGAAGCACTCAGAGGTGATCTGAAAGAACTTAAGATTCAGAATGAGGCACTGATGAAAGAAAATATTGCACTAAAAGACAAGATAGATGAACTTTATCAGCACATCAAGAGTATGAAGTAGTTTTTCTTTTGTGAGTTCTTACGGCATGACAATTAGCACATACAATTTCACATTTATCAATCTCTGCCTTTATTGTTACCCAACTGTAATCTGATCGTATTAGATTTGAGACATTTGCTTTTTTATTATCAGAGATATGGTCAAACTGCAAGGCATAGGGGCTTTCGTTATACCCGCAATCAATGCATCCCTTATCAGATTTGATAATTTGTGCCAACCTCCATTTTGCTGCACGCTTGCGTGCTCTAGGAGACTTAGCGGTGCTCGTTCCAAGCCGCTGTTGTTGCGGGATACAACTGGTGGGCAACGGTATTAACGGCTCTAGCATACTCTCTGATTTCATATTGAGCATCTTCCTTGTCTCTCAGTGATATAAAGTGTAGCACTCCATTCAGGCTTACCGTCCAACGCCACCGTACATACATGCTGTAGGCGGGTAGCAAGAGTCGTGCCTGTTCTGGTGCGATACCGTCTTCCAATGCTTCCTTATAAAGCCTATCGCCTTCTACAACCATCTTTTCTAATTGCCTGGTGTACTTGGCACCAATGTCTGCTATAACAGGCTTTCCGCTTCCTTGCTTGCGATTTTCAGGAGCACTGCGCCACTCCATTGGCATAGGAATATAGAATTCTTCTTCCTCCGTAATATAGCGTCGTGATGATTCATTCCAACCATCTTGTTCATCAATCATAGTTGCCCCAATATGATGCTTCCACCATTGCCTTGCTACCATTAGAGGAGCATATACTTCAAAAGTCATTACACAATGTCTTAAGGTAGAATCATGCTTATGTTTTATCAAAAAGTTTATTAGTTTTGTATCACTATCAGAAAGAGATTGGACTTCTTTATTAAAACTAACTCTTGCACTATTTACTACATCAATATCAGAACCCATATTGTTTACTAGTTTTATATACCCTTTTTCTAAAACCTTCACTTTTACCTTCCTTTTAAGAAATCGCCTGCGGCGATCAGTAGATCCAGAGAGTGAGGAAGACAGTTTTTTACTCTTCATCCCTATTGGTTATATATACTACACCATCAAAAACAGGTGTCAAGAGTTTTATATGCAATTTTTTAAATATTGTTATTGAATCGTTGCTATGGCTAGCATTTAATAAAGGTGATATAATAAGATTAATAAAAATTGGGAGATTTTTTGTAGATGCTACCAGGAAAATATAATTTTGTTTGTCCTCAAGGATCTACTTTTTCTCAACAATTAACCTGGAAAATAGGTGGAGAACCAGTAGATCTTGGCGGTTATTCCGCAAGAATGAAGGTGAAGGAGTCATTAACTAGCACATCTTCAGTATTAGATTTAACAACAGAGAATAATAAAATAATACTAGGTGGGTCATATGGAACTATTCTTATTTTAATTGACGCTAGTGAAACAAACTCAATATACCCAACAAAGTATATTTACGATTTAGAACTCATATCTGTTTCTTTAGAGGTTACAAGGCTAATTGAAGGTAAGTTTATAGTTACTGCGGGAGTGACAGATTAATGCCAGATGTAACCGTAGAAGTTGTTGATGCTTCTGTATCAGTAGAAGTTTTAAATCAACATACAACAATAGAACTTGGAACTTCTGGACCTCAAGGGTCTAGGGGATCTAATATATTATCTGGAGCGGGAGACCCTTCTCCAGTTATTGGTCTGATTGGTGATCAGTATATTAATACTACTACCACCAAACTTTTTGGACCAAAAACAGAAAGTGGCTGGGGAGAAGGGGTGTTTTTGGGAGCAAATTCTACAGATGTTGCCCAAATATATACTCAACAATCTCCTTCTACTGTATGGAATATTGCTCACACCCTGGGCTTTACTCCAAATATAACAATAGTTGACGATAATGGCGAAGTGATATTGTGCGATTTAGAATATGTTAGTGAAAATAGTACAATAGCAACTTTTTCAGAACCAATATCGGGAACTGCATATTTATCTTAGAAAGGAGATGAATTTAAATGGCACAAAGATTATTAACCGATCTTGATTTGGCAGGAAATCAACTTCTTAATTCAACATTTGAGAAGGCAGCGTCAGATCCATCAACAGACCTTTTTGAGGGAAGGATTTATTTCAATACAACATCCGACAGGCTAAAGGTTTATAACGGATCTTCCTGGGAATTTGTTGCTCCAATAACTTCCGTTTCAGGAACAGCAAATGAAATCACCGTTTCTTCCCCAACATCAGATGGATCTATAACAATTTCATTGCCTAGCACAATCAATGCAGACACTACTGGAAATGCTGCAACCGCAACTGCTCTAGAGACTGCTCGCGCTATATCTCTAGGAGGAGACCTATCTGGCTCTGCTTCTTTTGATGGAACGGCAAACGTAACAATTTCTGCAACAATACAGCCTGATAGTGTTGAACTAGGAACAGACACTACAGGAGATTATGTAGAAAGTGTTAGTGCAGGAACTGGAATTTCAGTTTCTGGTACTGGAGAGGGTGCTGGCGTAGTTGTAACAAACGCTGGTGTAGTTTCTCTTTCAGGAACAACAAACGAGATTACAGTTTCTGGATCAACAGGGGCTGTAACACTAGGTCTGCCATCAAGCATAACAGTAGATGTTGTTGGTGACTTGACTGGTAATGCAGATACAGCAACTGCCCTAGAAACCCCAAGAACCATTTCTTTAGGAGGTGACCTTAGCGGATCTGCATCATTTGATGGTACATCAGATATTACAATCTCCGCTACCCTGGACTCAGGATCGGCAGTAGATTCTCTGACTGGAACAGCAAATGAAATTGAGGTATCAGCATCTGTAGGTGCTATTACAGTAGGATTACCAGACGATGTAACAATCGGAAACGATCTTACTGTTAGTAATGACCTAGTTGTAAATGGAGACCTAACTGTTTCTGGAACCACCACAACGGTCAATACAGAGACTATTTCTCTTGCAGACAACATCATCACTCTTAACTCCAACGCCACTGGATCTCCCACCGAAAACGCTGGAATTGAGATTGAGCGTGGTGATTCTACAAATGTTGCTCTACGTTGGAACGAGACTGGAGATGAGTGGGAAGCCACTACTGACGGTTCTACATACAAGACCGTTCTCCTTTCTGGGGACGCAGCATCAACTGATATAAGTGATTTCACTGAGGCATCACAGGATGCAGTAGGTGATATGGTTGCAAACACATCAACCGTAAATCTCACTTACACAGATGCAACACCAGAGTTGAAGGCAGATGTTAATCTTGCTACAACAAGTTACCTGGACGACTCTGCTGGGCTGGCAATTGATATTGCAACCCTGGAAGCAAAGTTGGTAACAGATTCTTTCACAAAGAAGGCATCTGCTAACCTAGGAAATGGATCAAACACATCTTTTGCAGTTACTCATAATTTGGGTACAAGAGATGTAACAGTAAATGTATACGACAATTCAACATATGATTCAGTCATTGTTGACGTTGTTAGAACAGATGTAAATACAGTTACTGTATCATTTGCAACAGCACCATCAAGCAACGAATTCAGAGTCGTTATTGTTGGTTAGTATGATGTTGGAGGGGGGTAGAATTATTACCCCCCTCCATATCAGAAAGGTATAATGTATATATGTCAGCAAAGTTTTTAACACCAATAAAGTTGATTTCTTTGTCTTCAAACCCAGCAGCGGGTTCAGAAGGAGAACTTTATTACAACAGTACAGATGAAAATCTAAAGATTCATAACGGAACAGACTGGTCTTCAATAACTAGTTCTGGATCAAGTTCTTCTTCATCAACAGTAGATTTTGGATTTGCTTATCCAACCGATGCACAAAACGGAAAACTTTTTTACAACATACAAACTGGAAGATTGGCTATATATTACAACTCCGCATGGAGAGAGTTGGCCTTCTTTGATGAGGTCGCATCAATAGTTGGCGGATCTTCTTCAACAGATTTTACAGAAAGCGGCCATGGAGAAATGGACGGTGGAGATTCATCAACAACAACTTTTATAAATGTTTATGATGGAGGAAACTCCGACCTGTCTGACACATATGTTTCAGGGGAATCTCTGTCTGCTGGAAGTTCTTCAACAGAAAACTTTTCTCTTTCAGTTCAAGGCGGAAACGCTGGAACCAATGTTTTTGAGGTAGAAGTGGATGGAGGAACTTCCTAATTTTATGATATAATAAAAAGGAATAGGTGAATAAAATTGGCAACTAAAATTCAAGTCAGAAGAGATACCGCTAGTCAGTGGTCTTCAAATAATCCAACACTAGATAGTGGAGAAATTGGATTTGTAACTGATGAAAATAAAATCAAACTGGGTGACGGCTCTACAGCGTGGAACTCTCTTGAGTACGTCAAGGCTGATGCGATAGTAGACTCAGTAGAACTTGGCACAGATACCACAGGAAATTATGTAGAGACGTTGGTTGCAGGATCGGGTGTAAGCCTTTCTGGAGAAGGTTCCGAAAGTGCTTCTGTAACAATAACCAACGAGGGTGTTGTTTCTCTTGCAGGTACTGCATCAGAGGTTGAGGTATCTGCTTCAAGTGGCTCAGTTATTATTGGCCTTCCAGACAGTGTTAATATATCTACAGATTTGACAGTAGGTGGAAACCTAACTGTTAATGGTACCACTACTACCGTAAATTCTACAACCGTTACAGTAGATGACAAGAACATTGAGTTAGGTTCAACTGGTTCTCCCACCGATACCTCCGCAGACGGCGGCGGTATCACTCTTAAGGGTACAACAGACAAAACCTTTAACTGGATAGATTCAACAGACTCTTGGACCTCATCTGAAAATATAGATCTTGCTACTGGAAAAGTTCTAAAGATTAATGGAACAGAAGTACTTTCTAACAGCAATTACACAGGAAATGCTGCAACGGCAACCTCCCTAGAAACTGCTAGAACAATATCCCTTGGAGGAGATCTTTCAGGTTCCGCATCATTTGATGGAACAGGAGACGTAACTGTTTCTGCAACTATTGAGGCAGATTCAGTAGAATTAGGAGCAGACACTACGGGAGACTACGTTGCTGATGTTTCTGCTACAGGAAACGGACTTTCTGTTACTGGAACAGGAGAGGGGGCATCTGTAGTAATTGAAAACACAGGCGTTACATCGCTAACTGGAACAGCGAGCGAGGTAGAAGTTTCTGCTTCAGCAGGTTCTATAACTATTAGTCTACCCTCAACAATAAATGCCGATACATCAGGAAATGCTGCAACTGCAACAGCACTTGCTTCTGCACAAAGTATATCTCTTACAGGAGATGTTAGTGGGTCAGCATCATTTGATGGAAGTTCTGGGGTATCTATATCGGCAACAGTTGCAGACGATAGCCATGATCATACCGATAAAGCACCAATAAATTCTCCAACATTTACAGGAACCGTCACTGTACCTGGATTAACATCGACAGGAACAATTGTTGGCACTCAGGCAACAACTTCTCTATCAACTTTAAGAATACCACACGGAACTGCACCAACATCTCCAACAGATGGAGATATGTGGTCAACCACTAGTGGACTTTTTATTCAAGTAAATGGATCTACAGTAGGACCGCTAGGTACGGGTGGCGGTGGAGGAGGATCTTCCGCTACACTTCACACAATGTTTGCGATAGGAGCCTAAAAGTATGATAAAATATATACTAAATGTGGAAAATAAAAATAAGAACGGTAAAGATGAATAATGGCTGAAACATACAAGAAACTTGGATCTGTCGCACCAACAGATAATTCAGAGCAAACTCTTTATACAACTCCAGCATCAACAGAGACTTTAGTTTCCAATATAACCGTTATCAATAGATCCGCTGACTCTGCCACTTTCGATATTGCAGTTTATGACTCTTCTCCAACAAGACAGGACACAGTATATGACTTTATCGTCATTGGAGAAATTAGCGGAACCACCTACAATGAAGTTCACAGAAGCACTGATGGCTTAACATGGACAACAACTACCGCAATTGGTCTAAAACCCGATGAATTAGATCAGCCCACAGACAATAATAGTTCTCTTACATGGTGGGAAAACGAACAAAAATATATTGCTGCCGTTAACAATGCCTTTTATCCATTATGGCAGTCTACAGACGCAACAACCTGGAAGGTTCTTGGAGGCGGTGATTCCCGTAGTGGTCTGTGGACTGGTTCAACAATGTATTATGATGGCACCGTGGGAAATTATGTATTTAATCCAGAAGGAAGACAGATATTATATGTTACTGGAACAAATAACCATAGAGCACTTTACAGCACTGACGGAGGAACCCTTTGGACACTTTTCACTCTGCCTAAACAATACAATTCTTCAGGAAGCCAATTGAGTTCAAACTACCATAGGCATTCTGCATATGGAAATGGAAAATTTGTAGTACTTGCAGAAACTTCTAACATAAACACTGTTTCAGTATCAGATAATGTCATAGGTTGGACGAGTAAAACACTTGCTCAAGGACTAAGCAGTGCTACCAATAAACTTGTTTTTGCAAAAGACAAATTCTTTGTCTGGGAACCAACAGTTACAAATCCCGCAGTTCAATACAGTGAAGATGGAGAAACTTGGAATTCGTTTTTTATTCACACTTTGGCAGGTGCTAGTGGAAACACCTGGACCCATGTCATGAAATACAAGGATGGATACCTATTCCACACTGCTGCTGGTAGTTCCTATTACAGCACTGACCTGTCTACTTGGAGCGCAGAAATATCTAGTGCTGGAACTAGTTATCCTGAATCGTACCTATATAATGGAAAAAATCTTGTTTATGTGACAAGTGCTGGAAATACTAAAACACTTACTTATCCACATACCCCAAATACTACATGGGATGATGTAACAACAGGCCGCTTTAGTGGAAATCACTATGTCGGGGTAGTTAGAGAAATTAAAGATTACTCTGCCCCTACAGAAAATGTTTTGTATACTCAATCAGAGATACTACCAAATGAAACATTAGTTTTAGAAACAGGAGTTTGCCTATCTGCTTCAGCAACAATAGGAGTAAGAGAAAACTTTGTTGGTAATACAACATACGATGGAACAACGGCAACATCAGATCTTACATTTTCAACATATGGAGTAGAACTATCATGACAGAATATAAGAAACTAGGGAGTTCATCCCCAACTAAAGATACCACTGTGGAGGTTTATACTCCACCTACATCAACATCTGCTGTTGTTAGATCAATGCATATCACTAATAATTCTGATACCGCCGACACTGTTGAACTACTTATTACAGACTCCGAACCACAGGTAGTTATTGATTATTCTTCATATGCAGGAATTTTTGCAAACGATACAATCCAAGATTTTGCAGCAGGACTTTATTTTGAAGAAGGAGATGCATATAATCAAGGCACTGGTTATCAAACAGTCAGTGGCCCCTCTACATCTGCTGACTCGAAATTGTATTTTAGGGCCACTAATCAGTCACAGTCTGCCAATAATCCAAAAAATGCAAAAATTGCAATGGGGTATAGAGGGCAGTCTTACGCTGAAGTAGTTGAAAAAGGGGGAAGAGTTCCACCAACTCCAGACAACGGAGCAAGTGTTGTTAATCTGGTAGGAAATACCTCCACCCAAGATATATACGGTTTTACTTTTGCACACGGGTACTGGTGGTCTACCACACAAGATGGGGCGGTTTATAAAATACTAGATGATTTTTTCCCTGCCGATGCTGCCTCCTTTAATCCCACGGAGGTTACTACAGGACTCACTGAAACTGACCTACTCATGGCATTCGGTCCAGATGAATATGTGTATAACCCTAGTGCTGATCAATATGGATCAGGAACTTTGGTTTTGGTGTCGGCAGCAGGTACTGGTGCCTACTATTCAACAGATGAGGGTCAAACTTGGACAACAACATCCCTTCCATCAACAACTGGGTTAGGAACAATACAAGAATTAATTTATTCAGAATATTTAGGAAAATTCTTTGCTGTTAGATCAGCAGATAACGTAAACAATAACGCAACAGCACTTGATCAATCAACAGACGGAATTACCTGGACAAGGTACACAATACCTACTGGAACAATAGCGTATGATGCTAATAGCATAACATCAACAAAATCTTTCCTTGCGATAGAAGGGGGAACTCCTCAAATAGGATTATCAACTGATGGTATAACATGGACAAGCGGAACAACCCCTGGCAGTGTTGTAAGTTCGAATATTGAAACTTACTTACAAGATTATATTGTTGTGTTCCCTTATAGTAACACTAGTAGTAATTTTGCTCTATCAACGGATGGGACAACATGGACATACTCATCAAATGTTGGGCGAAGTGCCTACTGGTATAATCTTATTGGATATCACTCAGTTAAATCACAATTTTATAACAAAGACTATATTGTTTCAAAAACGATTCAGCCAAGGGAAACTATCACAATAACAGGCGGGTACACTTTGTCGGAAGATAATGGAGTATACTTTAAATCACAAAATGGAACATCTGCCGTAAACATATTTGGAGGAGAAATTTAATGGGTATTATAAGCAATAAAAGAGAAATTTATTCTGAGTTTACGGAGTATTTTGATCCATCACTCTACATGTTTGCCAACGGTAATTTAGTTCTTGACGACGGAGAAAGCCTTTCTGTATTAGAAGGTACTGCACCATCTGGTTTTAACTACCTTAAAGAGAGTGCACAAAATGATTATTTTGCTATTCACAACAATATCTATGTAACTCCTAGGATTTCTTACAACGTTCATTTTGAAGGAAAAATTTCAACAGACTATTCAGAAATAAACTGGGTAACAAGAACAAATCCCATTAAAGATTACGACGGAACTAGTTCATCATACTATGTAGATAAAGCCTTTTATCTTAAGGGAGCAGACAAGTTTATTGTAGCAGCAGAATATAACCATGCTGGTCAATATCTTAGAGTTGCTAAAGCATCATGGCCTCTTTCATGGTCTGCATACACACTACCTAATTTTTCCACTACCGCTACATTTTATATGGCAAATGATGTTTTTGTTCATATGAAGGGTATAGGCAATAATATTTTAGAGTTTACTACAGATTTAATTACATGGACAACATCTACTTCCCCCGCCATAAATTCTGGTAGTTACACCAGTGGTTACAAACCTAGGTTTGCTTACTCTGGGTCACTATATGCATTACAGGGCGAGGGCGGCAGCGTATCCAATGAAGTTCCTTGGACAAGCACCGACCTAATAACATGGACACAAGGATCACTAGCAGACCAATCCTTCAATTTTAGGGGACTTGCTGGAGGAAATGGAATATTTATTAAGTCAAAATATACTAATTATGGCAGTGGTAGTGACCACCCATACAGATCAACAGATTGTATAACTTGGACAAGAGCCACTACCCCGATTACATCCACTGGACCCAACTGGCGTGAAGCCTTTTTTAATGAAGCAGAACAAAGATTTGAAATTCACACTAATGATCCAGATCAGGCTGGCTATGCTCTTACTTTTTACTCAACAACAGACGGTGTATCTTGGACTATTCATTCAAAGCCACTACCATCCGATTATATGGTCTCCCTGGCAGCCTCGGAACCCGTACACATCTTTGCACTCAATAATCAAACTAAAACATCTCAACAAAATCTTGCAGATGTAATTCAAAGACAGGGTTCCGATATTTCTGAAAACTATGACTCAATAGTACTTCTGAAAACTATGATTCAATAGTTGAAAATGAAAAAGAAGTTAACGATAAATTTGCAGAAAAAGCAAGCCTATCTGGAGCATATTTTACTGGAAAGGTTGATGTTGTTTCAGGAACATCAATAGCAAGCGCATCCACAAGACAAATTACATATTCTGGACATGATCCAATATATGGAGTATGGAAAGAGTTTTATGCGCAGGCAACACCATAATAGCCCTCGTCTCTACCGATGGCATCACATGGACACAGCAAGTATTGCCTACGATTGCTAACTGGATTCCTGTAGGATCTGGATGACAAAATAGCAAACGTATTATATAATATTCATAACAGATAGGAAAAATAATGAAGCACTATGATGTTCTCATAGCAACTCCTGGGGCTATGATGGAGGCACAGTATGTAAAGAGCCTTGTGGCTACCCTCGCAGAGTGTGACAAAAGAGGAATAACTTATAAGTTTTTGAACAATTATTCCTCTCTTGTTCATCATGCAAGAGAAGCAACTATAACTGGAGGAGACGGGGCAAACTTAAACCCAGATGATACAGCACCTCTAGGAGGAACTGTAACCTATAACAAGATATTTTGGATAGACTCTGATATATCATGGGAGCCTTGGCAATTTTTTAGAATATATGATTCAGACTACGATGTTTGTACGGGTGCCTATCTCTTAGCAGATGGAACAACAACATCGGTTCATGAATGGGGAATTATTGGAGGTATGCCAAAGCAAAAGATTATGCAAATGTCAGAGCCTATGAAGATCCAAAGTATGGGTTTTGGATTTGTTGCCATGAAATTTGGGGTATTTGAAAGAATAGAAAGGCCATGGTTTAAGCATCAAAGTCAACCTGTAAAAAGAAGCGACGGCACAGAAATAGTAGATTCAATAGGAGAAGACGTTTCTTGGTGCATAGGAGCATATAATGCAGGAATAGACATATACTTTGATCCAGATGTTTTAGTAAAGCACATGAAAAAGATTCCTATTTCATGGTAAAATATATGTAATGGAGGTGAAAAAATATGGCAAGTAGATATGAGATTGAAGAAGGAACTCATGCAGTTAGAGTCTATTATGGAGATTCAGAGGTCGCTGGACTATTTCAACCACACTGGCCCAACGGAGATTCGTGGGATAGTGCAGAAGAGGCAGAGCAGTGGGCACAACTTTTTGTTGCTTCAATGGATGATCCAGAAGCACCTTTTGCACCAAACGCAAGAGGAGAAGAGGGTGCTCCAAAGCCAACTGCTGAAGAGATTCAGGCAATGATGGACGAAATGGAAGCGCAAAACACACCAGCAGAGTAATATTTATATAAATCATATTGGCTAGGGCTTGATTTGTCCTAGCCTTTATGATATCATAGGACACCTAGATTAAGGAACTTAAAATGGAAAACATATTCCCGTGGGATAATAATAATTTGGGCGGCACAGAAGTAGCAATGAAGTGGTTTCATAAAAATGTTCTGCCAGAAATGAAAAACATTAGAGACTATAGATGCGTATCTGTTCCTGGAGCACCGCAGCCTTTAGAAGAACTTTTTCAAGGAAAAAGAAATATATTGTGGCTACATCTTACACCAAATCAGGTAGACGATAGTGGACTAAATGTTTTAAAGAGGGAAGACTTTAAAGAAACAATAGAGAAGATTGTTGTTATTTCTAATTTTCATAAGAAGAAGACGGCACTAGAGATGAACGTAGATCCAGACATGATTCATGTTGTTGAGTATCCTATCGGAGAAATACCGTTCAATCCTACAAAATTTGATAATGTTGAAGTGCCAAAAATAATTCATGCATCCCAAGCAATCAGGGGTATGGATATTTTGTTGCAGGCAGTAAGAAAAATAGAAGAGGATTTTGAATTAAATGTATACAATGATTTCTATCCTGAGCAATATGATAATCCAGCACTAGACGAATTAATGAAGGATGAGAGAATTACTTTTTATGGTAAAACCCCCAGATCAACTGTTCTCAAAGCACTTGCAGATTCTCACATCCACGCCTACCCCTCTATTTTTGAGGAGACTAGTTGCATGATTCAGGCAGAGGCGTTGGCATCTGGAAACCTTTGTGTTTATAGTAACATAGGAGTGCTTCCAGAAACTTCTAGGGGGCACGGAACTATGGTTGACTTTTCTGTTCAGGAATTCCCTGTCATTCTTGATTCTTATACAAATGCTCTAACTGATGCCATAAACAAGGTAAAGAACGGACAGTTTGATCCAAAAGATCAGATAAAGGACATTGTTGAGTACAGAAAAGATGAAAGAATTATCAATCAATGGCTTGATTTTGATAAGTCTTTAGCGCAATAGCAAAGAGATGATGTTGTCCAGTGGCAAAAATAGCAGTTTATACCATAGCCAAAAATGAAGAGGACTTTGTTGAAAGATGGTATAAGTCTGCCAAAGATGCAGATTACCTATTTATACTAGATACTGGATCTATAGATAACACAGTCAATATAGCCAAGGATCTTGGGGTTAATGTAAAAGTTCAATCCTTTGATCCTTGGCGTTTTGATTATGCAAGAAACGCAGCACTAGAGTATTTACCAGAAGATATAGATATGTGCATCGCGCTTGATATGGACGAAATTCTTGTTGAGGGATGGAGGCATGAAGTAGAAAAATCGATATCTGATGGGATAACCAGACCAAGATATAAGTACACATGGTCTTGGAATAGTGACGGATCTCCTGGATTACAGTATGGTGGAGACAAGATACATAGTCGTAAAAATTACTACTGGAAGCATCCAGTACATGAGGTTTTGTGTTGTTCTAAACAAGAAACTCAAGGGTGGTGTAATCTAGAAATTCATCATTATCCAGATAAAACAAAGTCACGATCACAATATATGCCCCTGCTAAAATTGTCGGTAGAGGAAGACCCAGAAGATGATCGTAATGTTTTTTACTATGCTAGAGAATTATTTTTCCATAATCAAAAAGAAGAGGCGGCAAAGGAGTTTAAGCGTCACCTATCACTCCCCAGAGCATTGTGGAAGCCAGAACGTGCAGCATCTATGAGGTATCTTGCAAAGATAGAAGATAAAGAGACATGGCTTTTGAGGTCGGTAGCCGAATGTCCAGAAAGAAGAGAGGCATTAGTAGAGTTAGCACAATTTTATTACGAAAGTAAGCAGTTTGAATTATGCTATGCCTATGCTACAAAGGCTTTATCCATAAAGGATAAGCCACTAGAATACCTATGTGAAGACTTTGCCTGGGGAAGCACCCCATATGATCTTGCGGCTATTTCTGCCTACAACATAGGACTGAAGGAAAAGGCAAGGGTATATGGACAAGAAGCATTAAGACTAAATCCATCAGACTCAAGGCTTTCTTATAATATGGAGTGGTATAATAAATGAAGGTGATTAAAAAATGAGTTTTCCTGCTACCTTTAATATAAGTTACTACAAAGGTGACCTGTACCAATTTATTATAAATCCTAAGACAGCCGCTGGAACACCCTTCCCAATATCAGATACCTCCCACAATGCCTATTTCTATATTTCTGAATCAAGAGGCGGAAATTCATCCGACACCATTGAAGGATCAGCAGTAATAGATTCTTCTGGCAACCTTACATGTACTATCTTCCCGTCAGTTGGAAATCAATTAACATCGACTAATGGGTACTTTTACGATGTTTCTGTACAGAAAATTACAGACTCTAACGAACTTTATACCCTCGTTACTGGAACAATAAATGTTACACAAGACATAACGGAGCCACCAGAATGACGGTATTTGATGTTGTAGTCGACACTGATGACTTAGTTATTTTAGGTCCTCCAAAGTCAATTGATGTTTCTTTGGATATAGGAGAAAAAGGCGAAAGGGGAGCAAGATTTATTTTGGGATCAGGAAATCCCAATTTGCCAGGAGTAATTCCAAATGGTCAGGAAGTAAAAATTGGAGATGTTTTTTTAAACTCTTCCACAGCATCAAATTATGGATGGCTATACATTTACACCGTAACCCCCTTTGGAAACTACTGGGTATCCGCTCTTAAACTTCAGCCACCAGTATATGCCTCTAATTATGAAATTAGCACAAACTCTAATGGAGAAGCAACAATATCTGTTCCATTATCAGATATAGTTTCAGATATTTCTATAGATGATGTATCAAGATATACCATTAATCTAACATTAGATAACTCAAATCCATCAGCAGTATCAATAATTTCAAGGCAAATAGTTGGAACAAGCCTAATTATAGCAATAAAGGTTGCAGAATTTTCTGGATCTTCCTGGTCCTATATACAAAATCAAGAAAAGATAATAAACATTACAGTGTCGGTGGTATAATTAAAATATGTCTCAGCCAGTAGGACTAAGTTTTAAATCAAGAATTCCCACCTTTTCAGACGATGCCTCAATAGAAGAGGCTTTGCGTGTATATCACTATGGAATAGATAATTATTCTAATCAGCCAATTCCAAACGATAGCATTGAAGGAAACTTTAGAACACTGGATATCAGGGTTACCGCAAATGAGGACAATATAGCGGCACTTGGTCAGACTTTTATAGAAGAAATATCTTCTTCTTCAGATCCAAACGAAATTGTTCCAGAAAACTTAAGCGTTGTTCCTTTATCAATTAAAGGAGCGGTAAATCAGTCTGTACCGTTGCAAAATTGGAAAAACTCATCTTCAACAAACGTTGTCTCTGTATTTCCTAATGGTGGGGCATCATTCGCCAACTACGTCTCCATAGGAAATATTGCACAAACAACAACGTCTGCCTTAAAGATACAGATAATTAACTCCGCACACTCTGGAATAGTTGTTAGGCCAGCAAGCGGTCAAACCTCTAATATTCAGGAGTGGCAAAACTCCTCTGGTTCGGTAATCTCTAGAATTGCAGCAAATGGCAAGGTATACTCTAATAATTCTGAAGTAGTAAACCTAGTTGACACACAAATAATGTCAAATAAAACACTAACTTCTCCAACAATAAATGGAGGAACGGTTGTTGGATCTACATCAATAACATTATCTGGATCACAGGATAACTCTTCAAGAGCAAGAAATATTACTTTTTCTACCCTGGACCCAGTTTCTGAAGATGGTGAAGATGGAGATCTGTGGATTAAGTATTTGGTGTAAAAAATGTCTGGTATAAAGATATCTGGTTCCTGGGTTCCACCTACACAAGTTTATTCTAAGGTAGACGGTGAATGGAAAATTGCATCTCAGGCATTTAGCAAGGTAAATGGTCAATGGTATCCAACGACCTTTGCAAGCCCACCAGATCCTCCAGAAATTAGTTACGTCACCACTGGAACTTTTGAGATTGATAACTATGATCCATCACTAGTATATGAAGCAGTATATGTTTCAGGATCTGGAACCACTTCCTTTAACGCTACCAATGCCAGATTTTCTTTAAGTGGTCAAACCTCTAGATTTGAAGTAGTTGCTAGGTACGCCGCTGGTGCTCCAGCATCTGACCCTGCCTTTATGGAAAGAAAAAAGTATTCATATACCTACAGAAATGTTAGTTATACGGTAGAATATGGTTGCAACTGCTACCTTGACGCAGCCTGCTATTGCACCTATCCTTGGGGAAATTGCTATCAAGGAGGAACCCCTTCATGGGGTCAGTGTGGATGTTATGAAATGTGCTGGTGGTACTACAATGGAATAAAATGTCAAACATGCTATAGAAGTGAATGCTGTAGACAAATTTGGGATGTTTTAATAAATGAGCCAGGATATATAAATAGTGGAACAGAATGGTACAAGGTAACATAATATGAAAATAATAGAGATATATAAAGATAATAAGTCAACTATATGGATTGATGAAAAAACATATCTTGCAGTTTTTGATAACAAAGGAAATATATTAGCAGATTATGACTTAGCATCAGGTTTGAGAATTTTGCAAGATGAGGATTCAATAATTTTTTACATAACAGACGAAGATCTAGTTCCTGGAAATTGGAAATTTTTTGGAACAAAATTTGTTGAGGAAAATGAAAAAAGTATAGAGATAAAAGTTGAATCGTCAGGAATACTAGAAGGAAATGAAAGAAAAAGAGTTTATACAGAAAAAGATCCATGGTCTAAAAAAAGAGCATCGGGCCAATATGTTGATTCTGAAGAAAGAGAGAAAAGATTTAGAATTTGTTTATCTTGTCCATTTTTTTCTTCAAAAGATGGAACATGCTCTGTAAATGGTAACCTTGTAATAGAATCAACCAAGAAGTTTTATTCTTTTTGTCCAGAAGAAAAGTGGGGGGATAGAGAAATGGTGATGAAAAATATTTCTTCTTCTGTTTCAGAGAATGATATAATACTTCCAGAGCCAGTAGTTATAGAAGAAGAAGATCAGTCTCAGTTTGAGGAAGAACTAGAAGAGTATTTGAAAGGACTATAATGTTTGTAGAAAAAGAAAAGGCATTTGAAAGACTTGCTATTTGTAATGAATGCCCATCATTGTTTAAGGCAACATGGTCGTGCAAGGAGTGTGGGTGCTTTATGAAGGTTAAGGCAAGAATAGAGAACTCCACATGCCCTCTAGGTAAGTGGTAATGATATAATAGACTTATGTCTAGCGGTAGAACTGACAACTATGATTTCCCATACCCATTAGATTCAGATCCAGTAAATGTTGCTTCAGACATTGAGGAATTAGCAAAATCTTTAGATTCAGTATTAAATTCTGGATTCTCTCCAGACTTATCTGTTCCCAATGTTTTATATGTTAGTAAGGCTGGCAACGATGAAAACAATGGTCGGTCACCAGACTCCTCTTTTTTGACAATATCTGCCGCTGCCGCTAATGCCACATCAGGCTCAATAATTTTTGTAAAAAGTGGAACATATACTGAAAATAATCCAATAAACATACCCCAAGATGTATCAGTAGTTGGAGACAGTTTGGCAACAGTTTTCGTTATTCCATCAAACACCTCAGAAAATATTTTTTATATAAATAGTGGTGTTTTTGTAAATGGAATAACTTTTAAAAACCATATATCTCCCGCCGCTGCCATATCTTTTAATCCAGACGGATCTGCTGGAAGCATAACAACTACCCCAAGAATAAAAAATTGTGCCTCAGAAACAACAACGGGGAAGGGCATATATTTAGATGGAAGCGTCGCTTCTGGATATTGTCAGGCTTTTGTTGAATCTTTTACTCAGAATAACCAGGGTGGAATCGGAGTCCACATAGAAAATAATGCCTATGCACAACTTTCTGGAATATATACATTGTGTTGCGACATTGGAATATCCTGCACAAATGGAGGAAGATGCCTATTAAAAAATTCTAATTGCTCGTTTGGAAACTATGGTCTAAAAGCACAAGGAACTCAGTTTATTCAATCAGGTTCTACAAATAGAGTAGATCAAACAGGAGATGAGATAATTGTTGATGGACTTTCTTCACAACCATCCCCTGGAAACGCTGTATCATTTGACAACGGAACAACATTTTATACTGTTGTTGCATCTACAGAAGTTCTTAACACTCAGTCAACTATAACTCTATCTGAAAATGTTTCTTCTCCCATACCGAATGATACAACCACAAACTTTTATGTAAGAAGTGAAATACAAGCGTTTGGTCAAACATTTGAATACGTTGGTTCTGGTACTACCTTAGCGGCAGCCCTACCCCAATCTGGAGGAGAGGCAATAGCAGGAAACGAGGTTTTGGAGTCAAGCGGGGGTAGGGTTTTATACAATAGCATTGATCAACTTGGAAACATGAAAATAGGAAATGGCTTAACAATAAACTCCACAAGTGGTACAATTGTAGGAGATGCCTATGAAAGAGATATCATTGCAACGGTAACTCCATATATTTTGGCACTAGAGGGATAATATGGCTATAAATAACACATACAAAACAGTAACATCAACAATTGATGCTGCCGAAAAAACTATCTATACAGCCCCCACTGGATTTACTTCAATAATCCTTTTGGCACAAATATCAAATGTAACCTCCAATGCTGGAACGGTAACATTCTCCCATGTACAAGGTTCTGTAAAAACAGAATTAGTAAAAAATTACTCTATACCAGGAAATGATGCTGCCTCTCCTATTAGTGGAAAACTAATATTAGAGTCGGGGCAAAAGATAAATGTATCAGCAAATTCAAATGGAGTAATGAAAATAACTTTAAGCATTTTAGAGTCTTCAAATGAGTAAAATATTGTCTGGTAAGGTAAAAAAAACTCCACCATCAGACGTTTCTGGTGATAGGTATAATTTTTTAGAACTTTCTGAAGCAGAACCAGATTTAGGTGTACCATCAGAACCAAATTCAATACTTCTATCAGATACCAGCGGAACAAGATCATGGGTTCCTATAACAGATGTTGGTGCTTCCGCAGGCCCAGTCGGACCCACTGGTCCCGCTGGAGCCACTGGCCCCACTGGTCCTCAAGGTGCGGCAACAACAATCTTGGGTAGTTATAGTACAGCCCTAGATCTTGCTAACGCACACCCCACTGGCTCCCCTGGAGACGGATATTTGGTAGGACCATATCTTTATGTTTGGTCACAAGATTCAAATAACTGGATTCTTGTTGGAGAAGTTGAAGGCCCAACAGGACCAACTGGACCAACTGGACCAGTAGGAGACATAGGTCCAACAGGTGCCGACTCAACAGTAACGGGGCCTACGGGACCGACTGGTGCAACAGGTCCAACAGGTGCTGACTCAACAGTGACGGGTCCAACTGGACCAACTGGCCCCATTGGGGATACTGGACCGACTGGGGCAACGGGAGCAGATTCTTTTGTTACAGGTCCCACTGGGGCAACGGGTCCCATTGGGGATACTGGACCGACTGGGGCAACGGGAGCAGATTCTTTTGTTACAGGTCCCACTGGGGCAACGGGTCCAACTGGCCCATCTGGAGGACCAACAGGACCAACAGGCCCAACTGGACCAACTGGACCTGCTGGTGCAACAGGTGCCGACTCAACAGTAACAGGACCAACAGGCTCAACAGGACCCACTGGACCGACTGGTGCAACAGGACCAACAGGTGCTGACTCAACAGTAACGGGTCCAACTGGACCAACTGGACCTGCTGGTGCAACAGGTGCTGACTCAACAGTAACAGGACCCACTGGACCGACTGGTCCAACAGGCCCAGAGGGTGGAGGTAGTAACTATTTTGATATACAAGAAGATGCAACAACATCGTATACTCTAACACTTAACGACGCGGGAAAGTTAATCAAGATGACAAGTTCTTCAAGTAACTCTGTTGTAATTCCACAAAATTCTTCCGTGGCTTTTGACGTTGGAACAAAGATTTTTGTTTTGCAGGCAGGAAGTGGTTCCACCAGAATTGCTGCCGACTCTGGAGTAACAATAAACAACTCTTTCGGATTAGATTTGACAGATCAATGGACCCTAGGAACCTTAGTAAAACTTGATACAAACGAGTGGGTATTGATGGTTGATGCAAATAGCGGCGGCAGCGGTGCAGTAAGTGCTGAGTGGTACAGGTATTGGATATAAACTTTATAACAATGTTATCTTTTATATTGATAACATAGTCATAGCAGTGATATAATTTTTACTTATACAAAATTCAAATTCTAGGAGATTGCCATATGTCATTAGTTGACGAAAAGGGATCAATTGTTGATCCTTATAGAAATTTTATTCATATTAGTAGGTATGCTAGGTGGGTTCAAGAAGAAGGTAGAAGAGAGACATGGGGAGAAACAGTTGAAAGATACATAAAGTTTATTAAGAATCATGTTGTAGAAAATTACCAATACGATGAAAACGATATAGTCTTTTCTCAGGTAAAAGATGCAATTATTAACCACAAGATAATGCCATCTATGCGTGCCCTGATGACAGCGGGGGCAGCGTTAGAGAGAGACAATATTGCAGCATACAATTGTTCTTTTATTGCCGTTGATAGTCTTAGGTCTTTTGACGAGGCCATGTATATTTTAATGAACGGTACTGGGGTAGGATTTAGCGTTGAGCAAAAGTACATAGATTCGTTGCCAACTATCTCAGAAGATTTTTTTAACACAGAAACAACCATAGTTGTTGAGGATTCTAAGTTGGGGTGGGCAAAAGCATATAAAGAACTTGTCGGGCTTCTTGTTACAGGACAGGTGCCAAATTGGGACACTTCAAAGGTTCGTCCAGCGGGAGCAAGACTAAAGACTTTTGGTGGTCGTGCATCAGGACCAGAGCCATTACATGCTTTGTTTCAATTTACAGCAGATGTTTTTAGGAAGTCAGCAGGACGCAGGTTGAAGCCAATTGAGGCACACGACATTATGTGTAAGATTGGAGAGGTAGTGGTGGTTGGAGGCGTTCGTCGTTCAGCCCTTATTTCTTTGTCCAATCTAGATGACTTTGAAATGGCAAAGGCAAAGAGTGGTAATTGGTGGGAGTCAGATCCTCAGAGAGCACTTGCCAACAACTCTGCCGTTTATAATTCTAAGCCAAATACTGCACAATTCCTTAGAGAATGGAGAAATCTGTACGAATCAAAGTCTGGAGAACGAGGAATATATAATATGGAATCAGTTAGAGGACATATTGATAAATTCGGTCGCCGCGATTCAAGCAAGGTAATGGGAACAAATCCATGTGGAGAGATTCTTCTGCGACCAAATGAATTTTGCAACCTTACAGAGGTAGTTATTGATGCAAGTGATACAGTTGAAGATCTCTCAGAAAAGGTTAGACTAGCAACAATCCTTGGAACCTGGCAGTCAACTTTGACAAACTTTAAATACATTCGTAAGTCCTGGAGACATAATTGTGAAGAGGAAAGGCTTCTTGGTGTCTCCCTCACAGGAATCTTTGGAAACAAGATTACTGCTACCAACGGTGAAAAGTTGGCTGGAATTCTTGACACCCTTCGTGAAGAAGCGGTTATGGTAAATGCAAAGGAGGCAGAAAGTTTGGGAATTAACCCATCTGCATCTATTACTTGTGTAAAGCCATCTGGAACTGTTTCTCAGTTAACTGGAGTATCAAGCGGCATCCACCCTTGGTATTCAGAATACTATATCCGATCTGTTCGCGGAGACAACAAAGATCCGCTAACCGTATTCCTAAAGGAAAGTGGTGTTCCTAATGAGCCAGATGTAATGAAGCCAAACGACACAACGGTTTTCTATTTCCCCATCAAGGCTCCAAAAAACGCTGTATTAACGAAAGATCTTTCTGCTATTGATCACCTTGAAATCTGGAAGACATATCGTGAACATTGGACAGAGCATAATCCATCAGTAACAGTTAATGTTCATGAAGATGAATGGCTTGGGGTAGGTTCTTGGGTATTTGACAATTTTGATCATATTGGTGGAGTATCATTCCTACCAGCATCAGAGCATACCTATAAGCAAGCACCATATCAGGAAATAACTAAAGAAGAATATCAAGCGTGGCTAAAAAAGATGCCTTCTAGAATTGACTGGAATATGCTAACATTGTATGAGACAGAGGACGGAACTACGGGAAGCCAGGAGTTGTCTTGTACGGCAGGTGCTTGTGATATTGTAGACATTTCCACCTCTGCTATAACCGCCTAAATAGGTCGGTTTTGGGAGGGTAGGTGTATGAGTCCTACCCTCCCTTCTATTTTGGTATAATAGTTTAGAGGTAAACAGATGACTAATCCATCAAACTTATATGCGACTAGCATATTTTCTGAGCAACCAATCAGTGTGTACCCGCTGGACGATAATGTTAAATACATATCTTTAATATCTGATGACATTAGACTTTTTGGTTCGGGTGGGTGGTCAGCATCAGCAGATAACTCTGCTTCTGTTGTTTTTAATGATTCTCCTACACTACCCTTAGAAGCCTCCACCTTTATTGGGGATGATAATTATACTCAAATTGAAGCATCTGGAATATCTGTAGCAGGAACAAATATTGAGATAGAGAGTCCAGGTACATTTAGATTTGATTCATTAAATAAAGATCTTGCAACATTTTCCATAAGTTTTCATTTATTTCAAAATTCTTTTTTTGTAAACTGGTATGAGGTGGGGTATAAGTATTACAACAATGCTTTGGGTCAAGACGTAGAAGTTACAACAAGGGTTACTGGAGAAGAAGGAAGATTCTGGACTAATTTTGATTTTTCTTTTCTTCCAACAGAATATGATAGCGATAGGATGAGAATATTCATTAGAATAAACGTAGATCCTGGTGGAGCAGAGCAAGACTATAGATTTATTATGAATGGGTTGGCGGTAGGACAATGGTCTGAAACATCTCACACAGAGTTTTTAGGAAACAAAACAGTTATAGACTCTTTAGGGTATACCTCAATACCAGCACTTGAATATGGAATACAAGAACAGTCAGGCTCCTACATAGTTGAAGATAATAAAATACTTGCAAAAAACGAAGGCATACCTCTAGTTTTTGGCTCCACTTCTTGCACTAGACTTTATCCATCTAAAGATGAATCTCTTCCATCAATAATCTTCCCAGGCAAGGGATTTCTTCATTCTTCAGGTAAATATAACGACTACACAGTAGAATTTTGGATGAACATACATCCTAAAACTTTTTTAACAAAAAGAATATTTGGTCCCATAGACACAGATGACGGAATATATATAAATAATGCCTTTATATCCTTGAAAATAGGAGATAACTATTCTTCTCATCCAGTTTCAGAGTGGTATAGGCCAATGATTTGTCATCTAACAATTTCAAGTGGTGAGGCTACATTGATAATAAATGGAGAGCAGGTAGCCTCTGTATCCTACATAAAAGATGAATTTCAATTTTCTTCAATTAAAAATTGGATTGGATTTTTTACATATTCCGACATAGATACATTCACCATTGACTGTGTATCTATATACCCCTATATAGTGCCCATTCCAGTAGCAAAAAGAAGATTTGCTCTGGGGCAAGCAACTGAGTCTCCACAATCAGTAGCAGATGCGTTTGAGGGAAAGAGTGCATATGTAAACTACTCTAATGCAAATTATACTGCAAATAAAATATATCCAGATACATCCAACTGGGACGCTGGATACTCAGATAATTTAAACAGCACAAAGTCTTTTATATCTATGCCAGAATACTCTCTACCAAATATATATATAGGTGGAAGAAATGTTGAAGATCTTTATGCAGATAATAAAATAGTCAATGAATTGCAGGGAGATAAATTTTTTACTTTTAGACCCAATGTTGATGAAAACAATCAGTTCTCGCTAGACGGATTAAAATGGACAGAGCCAGGGTACATATATTTTGATTCCTTGGGAATAGTAGACTCTCTCTCCTCTATTTATGGAGTGTTTTCAACAACTAAGGTAGAGCAGCAGTCCACCCTTATTCTTATAACAAACTCTATAAATTCAGATAAGTTTCATGTACACATAAACAATGGAACCATATATTATGATTTTAATGATGAAACTATATACACAGAAACATTTGCCACAAGTTCCTTTGATGATGGAGGGTATAGTTTTTATCCAGGATACTCAGATCAGGATAATTACTCTTGGAACAGTTACTCAGAGTATGGATACGACAACTATTATGGATATTCCTATGACTATTTCGGATACTATTCATACAGCAGAATGCTATGGGAATATTCATTTGCTGTTGGAATAAATATAGAAAAACTGTTGCAGTCGTCAGAATACAGATTAAAAAAGTTTTTTAGTTCTATCAATACTTTACAAGTATATTTTGCAGGAAACAAAATAAACACTTTTGAGGGAAAGATACACTCAATAGGATTGTCTAATAAAAAGAATAGTGCTGAAATAGAACCCTACTTTTTAGACAATGGAGTATTGGACTATACAGAATACAATATTATGTCAAATCACTTTGCCACCTATACGCTTTCTCCATTAGTTAGATTCAACAAATTCTTTATGGATATATCAGTGTCCTCCTCATGGGAAGAATATATTCCACTTTCCTTTTTTGGAGGATACGTTCAAAATAACGATGGAGAAACTTACTATGATCTAGATTTTCTTCAGATAAATATTGGATACCCAACAGTTAATGATGCAGTAGAAAAGGTAATAAAAAATCTTAGGTGGTCATATGTAGATCTTGAAAAAGATTTTTCTCAGTCCTCCCTGAAGCCATACTACATATTAGACAACCCATTAATCAGCGGGTATGGGACGTATGAAGAACTAAAAACTAAAAATGAGATAGAAAGATTTTTAAATACATCACAATCAAGCCTTAGATCTTTTCTAACATTTCAACTTTTATCAGAAGGGGCGAACGAACCAATATCTAATTTCCCGTACTTTAGAGAAATAACTGAGTCTAGATATATTGACGCAGATAAAGAAGCATCGTTGTTTGATGAAAAAAGACCTTATTTGACAAGGTTTGAGTTTGTTGATAAAACAGTGGTTTTCCCCCCATCATATTTTGATTTTAATAAAGTTGCAATAGTTTTTAATTTTTCAATAAAGCATGAAGGAATTTTAAGCAACCCTCTAATTATTAGAGATTTCGAAATTGTTTCTAAAGCATTAAACCATAATAGATTCAACGAGGTAGGTGCAGAAAGCGGATCTCCATTCTACACATATGTTAAAGACGGAATATACTATGAAAATAAAGCAAAAAATCCAGTTGCAATTTCTAAAAAAAGATCTCCATACTTATATTTGACCGAAGATTCAGGTCTTTCTATTCGGGGAAACCATACAAAAGAAAAAGAGTATGGTGTTGCTGTTCCAATTAACGAAAAAGAAAATGAAAATTACAGAGTTCATGCCATACAAATGTTTATGAAATATGATAAAACAGTAATTCCTCAGGTCGCATATCCAGTATTTGAAGTTGACTCTAAAGACAAAACCATAGAATTTATAATGAAGGTTGATGCATCTGGACAAAGAGCAATGATTGCTGCAAGAGATAAAAAAACAAGACAGTTAGAGCCAGGAGTAGTTTTTTATCAAAATGGAATTAGGGTAAGAAGCCCGTTTATTAAGTATGATGAGTGGAACTCTATAGGAATAACTTTTGACGAAGAACTGATATTCTCTGGATATGCTGGATATATAAACTTTTTTAGAGGCTTTACTGTAGACAATGTTTGCCACTTTAAGTCAGAGGGCATGGGAAGAACTGCTGAAACAGTAAAAAGGAGGTGGAGAAGAGTCCTGTCAGTAGACGACATAGACAACTTAACTTGGGCATCTTGGTATGTTGAAGATGGAACAAAAACAAAAGTTAGGACAAACATTTGTTACAACCCCAATATAGAAGAAAGTGATTATGGGTGGGGTCCAGTAGAACCAGGAACGATAGTTTCTAGAAGTTCTGATCAAAGTCTCTTTAGCAATTATTCACTTAAATGCATAACCTCGTCTCAAAACTACTCTGGTGCAACTTTTGCAACTGAACAAAATATAAAGATGAACGTCCTTCCAGAAAATGAATATACTGTGAGTGCATACATATACGTTCCAGAAGAGAGTAGTGACAAAAATATAAAGATAGTGGTAAAAGAATATACTGGGATTGATGGAGGAAATGCAGAAACAAATATTTTTTCAGACTCAATCGACGGAGGATCTTCCTTATCATCGTTTGAGGACTCTATAGATGGGGGAGTTTCATCACCTCTGTTGCCCCTAGCAACAAGCGAAGGAATAGAAACACCAATAGCGTCTGGAGCAGGGTGGCTTAGAGTTTCGCACACAGTAACCCTAGAGCAAGAAACAACAATGCTAGGAATTGACATAGTTCAAGAGGGTTCAAATTCCGCTGGTGAGGTTTTCTATATAGATGCTGTTTTAATAGAAAAGACTACAAACGAATTCCCCAAGTTAAGAAGATATTTTGATGGCACTGATTCAGCGGGAGGCAACCTATTCCAAAGTTTTGGTTGGGATGGGGCAGAAAATAATTCAACTTCTACTGCTGTGTACTTTATACCAACAGAAGATGAGATAAGGCTGTGGGCAAATGTATATGTTGAGAGTGAAAAAATAGTGTTCTCCGTTGGGTCTAAAGACTTGTTTAATGCCTTTACTGGAAACAGTGGTTTTGTTATAAACGATGAATCCTCAGTAGTTTTGGACTCAGATTTAATAAAGATAATTTCTGACGCTTCATTGTCCAGGTTTGAAGCAATACCAGCATAATCTGGTATAATTAATACCATGAGCAACACTAAAAAGGCAGAAATCAGTAAATCAAAGGCCACCTTTATCCCTAAAATGTATGACTGGGGTCTATATTTTTGGAGACTTCCTAGTGGTCACCTATTTAAAGATCAAGACGGAAACATGCTGAACATACCTTCAATGCGCGGTGATTTGTCAAAAATAGCAGAAATTAGAAAAGCCGCCGCACACTACGGTCAGCCAGAGGGGGAGGCATGGTTTTATGCTGGAGTAAGAAGAGCAACAGATGAACAATACGAGGAACAAAGGCAAAGACTTAAAGAGGGCCTTATCCCCAATCTAAATGATCTTGGAGCAGTTCATGCAGCGCAGCAGGGTATTAAGCAGCATGGGAATGGCGAATAATGACACAATATAGAGCAGAGGTTTTTGCAGACGATCCAATTGAGACAAACAATGAGTTTAAAGAGGCAGATCCATTTTCTAAGTCCTGGGAAGATCTTAAGGCTTTTATCGGAATAGACACTAACTTTAAGCGTAGAACTACTCGCAATGAAAATAAGATGGAAAAGGCTTATGACGTTCCAAGAAATAATCGTGGAGAAATTGCTACCTCATATGCTGAATCAGCAGGAACCCGTCCAGTAGGTCAAGAAGATACTGGGTCAAAGCAAATAAATCCTGGCGAGGTCTGGAGAAATGGTTATGGAATTTTTGATGTTATTACCCCACCATATAATCTATACGAACTTGCAAATTTTTACGACACTAATTTTGCCAACCACGCCTGTATTGATGCAAAAGTAGAAAACATCGTCGGTCTTGGGTATATGTTTGAAATAACAAATCCTGTAAAGATGAGACTTGAGGACGAAGAAGATAAGGGAAAGTCTGACAGGGCAAGAAAAAGAATAGAAAGATTAAAGGTTCAAACAAGGGATTGGCTAGAAAGCCTTAATGATGAAGATAGTTTTATCAACATAATGGAGAAAATACAGACAGATGTTGAAGCCACTGGAAACGGATACATGGAGATTGGTCGCAAGGTAAATGGAGAAATTGGATATATAGGTCACATTCCATCTACAACAATGCGCGTCCGTCGAATTCGTGATGGATTTATTCAAATTATTGGGGGTAAGGTAGTTTACTTTAGAAATTATGGTGCTACTAATCCTAATCCAGTAACTAACGATAATAGGCCAAATGAAGTAATTCACTTCAAGGCTTACTCTCCACTAAATACATTTTACGGAGTTCCAGACATTATTTCAGCCTATACTGCATTACGCGGTGATCAGATGGCTGCACAATACAACATTGATTATTTTGAGAATAAAGCAGTCCCTCGCTATATCGTGGTTACAAAGGGAGCACAACTCAGTGGAGATTCACAAGATAGATTGTTTAGATTCCTTCAAACGGGACTAAAGGGACAAAATCACAGGACGCTATATGTTCCTCTACCCACTGACTCAGATGGAAACAAAATTGATTTTGAAATGCATCCGATTGAGAATGGTGTTCAAGAAGCATCATTTGAAAAATACAGGACGCAAAACCGCGATGATATTCTTATGGCACACCAAGTTCCACTTTCCAAGTTGGGAAGTACATCAGGATCTCTGGCAGCGGCACTTGCAAATGATCGAACATTCAAGGAGCAGGTAGCAAGACCAGCACAAAGACACATAGAAAAAATTGTAGGCAAGGTAATACAAGAATTTACCGATATAATAGAACTTAAGTTTAATGAACTTACTCTTACTGACGAAGTAGCAAAGTCTCAGATTCTTGAACGCTATGTTAAGAATCAGATTATGTTGCCAAATGAGGCAAGATCACAGATTGATCTTCCACAAATTCCTAGCGGAGAAGAGCCTCTAGTCCTTGGTGCCCGTCAAGCAGCAGATGCTAGAGCAAACAATATGCAAAATCGTGAAAGAGACTCTGAAAGAATGAACAACAATTCTGACAGTGTTGCCACTACCACAGGAAGAAACCCTCAGGGTGAGGGAAGAAGAACTCAATAGTAACAATTTGATAAAAAACTATAAAAACATTTGATATAATTAGGATAGTATGAATATGTCTAAGGCTCACTGGTCTAGCGAAGGCAACGACATTAAACTTTCAATGCCGATTGCCAAGGTGGACAAAGAGAGAAGAATAGTATCTGGTTTTGCCACGCTTGATAATGTGGACAAACAAGGAGACATTGTTCCCTCAGAGGCATCTCTCAAGGCTTTTAAAACATTTCGCGGTAATCTTAGGGAGATGCATCAGCAAATTGCCGTAGGCAAGGTTGTATCTTTTAAAGAAGACAAGTACTTTGATTCTGAATCAAAAAAGTTTTATAACGGAGTATATGTTTCTGCATACGTCAGCAAAGGTGCTCAAGATACCTGGGAAAAGGTTCTTGATGGAACACTAACTGGATTTTCTATTGGTGGCAACATCAAAGATGCAGAAGATGTATATAGCGAAGATATGGATAAGTCCATTCGTGTAATTAAAGACTATGACCTATATGAACTTTCTCTTGTTGATAACCCTGCTAATCAATATGCAAATGTTATTAGCGTTGAGAAAAATAGTCAAGGTGGTTATCTTGCTAAGGCATCAATTGAGAACGTCTACTGGTGCAGCACTGATGACCTTGTTCAACTTTCTGCCGAAGGCTCTTCCGACTGCCCACGCTGCGACAAAGGTATGCAAAACATAGGGTTTGTTGAGTCCAATGATGCAGAGAAGGCAGATATAGTCAAGACAATTCTAAACAGAATAAAAAATGATGAAAAGGAGGTAAGCAAGATGGCAGATGAAAACATTGAAACTTCTGAGACAGAGATCGTAGAGACAGTTGAAGAAGTTGATAAGGCAGTGGAAACCCCTGTAGAGGAGGATGAGGCTGTTGCTAAGGCAGAAGAGGAAACAACTTCTGAGGATACAGAGGCTGTCGAAAAGACAGAAGAGGTAGCAGAAGAGTCAGTTGAGAAGTCTGAGGAGGCTTCAAAGACTGAAAGTGTTGAGAAGTCAGATGAAACAATTAACGAGACAGAAGTTCTCAAGACTGTTGCTGATACTGTAACTTCAGCCGTAGAGACTCTTGCTGAGACCATGAAGGCTCTAAACGAAAAGGTAGAGGGGCTTCATAAAACAATTACTGGTGTATCACAGGAAGTTGCTAGTGTTAGCCAGGAGGTCAAAGAAGTAAAGGGTATCAACGAAGAGTTTGGAAAGCGTGTAGACGCAGTGGAAAACGATACCGCTTTCCGTAAGTCTGGCGATCTCGGAGAGATCGTTCAGGAAGAACCCACAAAGGTTCAAAAATCTCTATGGGGCGGTCGTTTCCTCACAAAGTCCGACCTATTTAACTAAGAAAACAGGAGGTGAAAGTAAATGTCAGAAGAAATTCTAGAGAAGAACCAGCCATCAGATTCAGGTAAGTATGGCGATCCAAACCCAGGTCTATACCAGGGCCAGGGCGCAACCGCTGCTGGTGGTGTCGGTGGTGTAACAGACCCCGCTGCTGGTGTATTGGGTAACATCCCAAACGCTAACATGGGCGTTACTACAGGACCAAACGCAGTAAATCCTACGGGAACTCTTAGCGGTCTACTCAACCCTGAGCAGGCCAACCGATTCATTGACTATGTATGGGACGCAAGCGTTCTTGCCAATGACGGTCGTAGAGTTACAATGCGTGCAAACACAATGGAGATCGAAAAGGTCAACGTTGGAGAGCGTGTAATTCGTGCTGCTTCACAAGCACTCGGTACATACGACAACGCTGGTGCAACATTCACCAAGGTAGAACTTACAACAACTAAGATCCGCCTTGACTGGGAGGTTTCAACTGAGTCACTTGAGGATAATATCGAAGGTGGCGCACTTGAGGATCACCTAGTACGTTTGATGACTAATGCATTTGCTAACGATATTGAGGATCTTGCCATCAATGGTGATGGAGGATCTGATCCATTCCTAGGAATTATGAATGGTTTCGTTAATCAGGTTACAAGCGGAAGCGATGCCCATGAAGCAATCGTTACAGTTTCCAACAACGCTTGGACACCAGAGGTAATGCAGCAGATCATTTACGCAATGCCACGCAAGTACCGCGCAGTTAAGAGCAATCTTAAGTTCTACGCAGGCACTGATGCATTCGCAGGAATCGTTGCTAACAACGGCACACTTGCTGACGCTATTGCAGCAGCATTTGATCCCCGCGTTGCTGGCACAGAGCGTAACCGTCAGGCATACCTTGACGGTGCAGGCCAGACATTCGGTGGTGCTAACGTTACTCGCGTTCTTGGTGTCGATGTTCTAGAGGTTCCCTACTACCCTGCTGATTATGTCGATTTGACATTCCCAAGCAACCGTGTATGGGGCTTCCAGCGCGATATCACAGTTAACCGTGAGTACCAGGCCAAGAAGGACACAATTGAGTACACAGTATTCGTCCGTCTGGGCATCACATGGGAAGAACTTGACGCAGTTGCTTACGCAGATGCTGCTTCAGATCCTTCCTGATAACTAAATACACTAACTTGTGGGGGGGTAGGACAAAAACCTACCCCCCTCAAGCATATTCTGATATAATTGATATTAGACATAGGAGGATTAATGGAGCATCTATCATCAAAGACAGCCAAGCAACTTAGAGAATATGCAAAAGAAAACGGCATTGATTTAGGTGACGCAAAAACAAAGACAAAGATTTTAGCCATAATTATGGATATTGAAGCGGGAATTTCTGTAGCAGAAGAGTATTCAGAAACTGTTATCCAGACACCATCAAAGACTAAGATTTCTCCGCAATCTAACGTACATGCCAATGATGATAAAGTTATTTCTGTAAGGTCAGCAGAAAGACCAGTTAAAGCAGAAGTTAAAAACAAAAAGGAGTCTGAAAAGATTGCTTTGTTTTCAGAAAAAAATTTGCATTGGATGGGCGTAGGAGACTTAAAATCAGGTTACAATATTATTACAAAGGAGGCTGCCGAAAAGTGGCTTACACGAAAAAGCGTTCGTGAGGCAACGCCAGAAGAAGTTGCCACTTATTACGGTAAGGCATGATATTTCTAAGACAACCATCAGAGTTTCCATTAACCCTTGAATACTCTGGTTTAACTCCATCGACAGACTACCTTTTAAGAATTTATGGCACAGATTCCGTTTTGCTATATTCGTATGACGTAACCTCTGACTCTAGTGGCAATATTTCACAAGAACTGGATCAATATTTTGAAAAGTTTGATGATGAGTACGCAGTAAATGTTTTTTCATTAGATGTAGATGAAAATCCAGAAAACACCGTAGTAATAGATAATCTTTCCATCAAGCGTCCATATGTAGATCCATATGCAATAGGAAATACAGCGGGGGAAGATCAAGAGGCAATATATAATGAAAGAATAGCCAGATCAATAATTGATGGAGTGACTGGTGGATTTTATTATACATATGATTCAGTAGACATTACAGGTCTCGGAGGAGACTACTTGGCTGTTCCAAATAGAATTAACAGAATTAATTATGTATATAGAAACAACCTAAAGGTTTATGATAGATTTGCAAGTGCTAGCGTAGTTCAAGATTCATATTTTGTAACTTCTGACAATTCAGCGATAACGATACAGCAGTATGGACTTTACAATAGATCTGAATCAAAACCAGTGGCCCTGCCACTAGCCGCATCAGACTCTTTTAATCTTTACAATGACTCAGATGATCCAATTGCCGCTTTAACAAAGATTAGAGAGTTTGACTTATTCCCTAGCGGATATGATTTTACCATTGTTGGTGAATTTGGTTACCCAGTTGTTCCACTAGACATTCAAGAGGCAACAAAGTTATTGATAGACGACATTAATTGTGGAAGAACTTCTCATATTGATAAATATATAAAGGAATATAAAACAGATCAGTTTACTATTAAGTACGATGACCTAGTTTATTCAGGAACAGGAAACAGAATAGTTGATCAAATTTTGCAGGGGCACAGAAGCAATTTTTACAAAATAGGTGTTCTATAATGAAGGCATGTTCAGATTTTAAATTCAGTATGAATTTTGATATTTACTATGCATCACAGGAACAAGATAAATATGGCATAGAAGAAAATATTTGGTCTTGGAATCAAACACTTTCTGGATATGCAGAAGTATTGGGTTCGGTAGATAAGGAAGCCCTAAAGACTGGAAAATTTAATGAGTATGAGGACAAACTAATTGGAAGATCAAAACTAGATCCCAGAATTGATCTTAATGGAATATATCACCCAATAACTAGTATTCTTGTTACCAATATTAGAGATATAAAGACCTCCCAACACTACTTTATTGAAGCGGCGGGGGATAGAGATGGACTATCCACAGTCTATGAAATATTTGCTATAGAACCATACGTTAATCCATGGAATGAAATAGAGTATTGGAAAATACTTTTTAATAGATCAGACACACAGGCACTTGATGAACTATGACATTAGGAATAAGGTTTGACGCAAATGATCTAAATTTAAAAATAAGAAATTCTATAGAGTATTCCTATGGATTCCTAGATGGCGCACAAAAAAATAGAGTGGTTTTTAATAAAAAACTTTCAGACATTACAGCAGAGATTTTAAAAAGATACATTGATTCAAGAGCAAAGGTTTCCCCAGAGTCCTTACACCATGTTTATGAATGGGACAGGGTGGGAGATCCAAACTCAAGATTGTTTGAAATTGATTGTAGTGCCACAAAAGACACAATAACTCTTTACGGCAAATTTTTGCCATCAACATCAGTCAATGAAGGATCAAGGGTTCCCTTTGTTGATAAAGCCAACATTATGGAAAATAGAATATCTGTGGAGATAGAGCCAAGGGATGCAGACGTTCTAGCATTTGAAGTTGATGGAGAGCCAGTATTCACAGTCAAATCTGTTTTTGTGGCAAACCCAGGAGGGGACGAAGTTGCTGGAAGTTTTGGTAGAGTAGTAGAAGAATTCTTTGATTCTTATTTTTCTGCAATTGTTTTAAATCAATCTGGAATATTTAATGACCTAAAAAGGCCAAAAGAGTTTTTAGATTATTTCTCTAAAGCATCAAAGGGGGCAGGAAGATCCCTTGGTCAAATTGCTGGAAGAAAATATATGGATATTGATGAGGTAGGAATGATATGAGTTTTGAACAATTAGGAGTGCCACCACTTGCTATAAACGGGTACTTATGGGATACCATGAAAACTATAGATCCAACACTAACAAAAACAAGTAGGTATGGAAACAAAATTCCATTTTTTCCCATTGGAGATTCAGCATCTGGACAAAAACAATGGGAAAACAAGCCATATTTTATTTATGACAGGGTTATGAGATTTTCTTCTGAGCCATTTTATGTAAAGAAAAGAGAAAGTTTTCTTTATTATCTAAAGGCAAAGCCAGTAGAGACTTTGCAGTGGACAGCAGCATTTCAGTTAATACTAGACAGAGAAGATGATTCTGCAAAAGATATAAATAATTGGATAAGAAATAATGGGGGAAACGATGTTCACCCAGTATTCTTTCATACCCTAAGAGTGTATCAATCAAGGTCGGGTGCTCCCAGTTCAGATGGTGGACAAAGAGAAGAAACGTCTAGGCCAAACTATATATCAGAGTTTTTGGTAGACACATGTTATCATTTCACCACCTCTCTTGAAGATTATCTATAAAATGATGTATAATTGAAGAGAGGAAACGCCCTATAGTTATAAAAAAAATATAAAAAGAGGTGAAATATATGTCATATACACGCGGAGATTCTAGACAAATCATTGTAGGCGCAGCCGCAATGTTCGTCAGCACAGGAACAGAGTTTTCCCCTAGTACAGCACTTCCAGACTTTGTTGCAGGAGAGCAGTACCTGGAGACACTATCAGGTTCTGCTGGAGCAGCACTTGTTCGTAACATCGGTTACACCATGAATGGTCTAGAGTTGCAGTTCCAGCCAGATTTTGGTGAGGTCCAGGTAGATCAGGTTCTTGACGTAGCCAAGTTGTACAAGCAAGGTATGCAGGTTAATCTTGCTACCGCATTTGCAGAAGCAACACTAGAGAACCTTCTAGTAGCCATTGCAGCACCATCAGCAGATTACGATGCCGATGCTACTGTTGATGGACCACTAAAGGCAGACGGTGGCTCAAATGCCACTGCATCAATTCTCAACCTTTCTGCTGGAGCAATTGGAGAGTGCCCAGTTGAAAGAGGTATGGTTGCAGTAGGACCAGGCACGGGAGACTGTGATCCAGGAGATTACATTGAGAGAATCTATATTGCCTACCGTGCATTGTCAATTGACAATGTTACTGTTTCAGCAAAAAGAGATGAGCCTTCAATGTTTGAGGTATCATTCCGTTTGCTACCAGAAGACTCAACAGGTTCCTATGGAAAGATTGTTGACCGAACTGTAGCGGCACCTGCATAATCTAAAATTAAATAAATTGGCACTGGCCCCCCGCGAATGCGAAGGGGGCCTTTGTCATGCTATAATTCTCTTATAAAGTCAAAAGAAAGGAAAAAAATGGCTACAACTGTTTATGAAACAACCGAACTTGAACTGATTGATGGTACAAAAATCAGTATGCGTCCTCTAAAGATCTCCCTTTTGAGACATTTTATGAAAACATTCTCTGCCCTTGAAGATGTTGCAGATGATAACGATAAGTCGATGGACGTACTTGTTGATTGTGCTCAGATTGCTATGAAGCAATACAATCCATCAATTGCTGAAGATAGAGAGGCCCTTGAAGACAACATAGACCTTCCAACCCTGTACAAGATTATTGAGGCAGCGTCGGGAATTAAGTTTGATGATTCGGGAAACGCACTGGCGGCGGGGATAGTTGGGACGAACTAGATCTCGCCAAAATAGAGTCTGAAGTTTTTATTTTAGGAATATGGAAAGATTATCAAGAATTAGAGGATAATCTTTGCATGGCAGAACTCACCTCTATCCTTATTGCTAAAAGGGAAAAAGAAAATGAAGAACGAAAGTTCTTTGCTGCCATTCAGGGTATAGACATTGATAAAAGTGTTAATTCCTCTGATGGAAAAGAGCGTGGTCAAAAAGAATGGGAAGACCTTAAGGCCAGAGTTTTTAGTGGAGGTCAAGCCAAAGACTCTAATGATGTTTTGTCTTTGCAAGGAAGCACTGCTGCAAAAGCAGGAATTGGAATCAATAATGGCTTAGAATATACTTCTGTAAAAGATGGGGAAGGTGGACCAAAAAATCCAATGCAGTAGTGTATAATTAGATAGAGGTGCTTATCTGTGGAAAACAATGTAAACGCTAGTATCAGAGTTAATCTTGATACATCAGAGGCATTGTCTAGTCTACAATCCTTACAAACTAGAATATCTTCATTTAACAAGTCTGTAATTCAAAGTAATGCTCAGGCTGTTGCTGCACAAAGAGGTCTTCTTAGTAACTTTCAGGCAGAAATTGGATCTTCTCGTCAATTTAGCACATCAATTAGAACCTCTGCTACTGAAGTATCAAGACTACAGACAGCAATAGACAAAAATAAACTTTCTACTGGACAATATTTTAAGTATGCGGCGGCATCTAGTAAAAATTTTGGAAAAATATTTACACAAGAAAATGAGAAAATTACTCGTCTTGCCACAGAAAGAGTAAGAAGTCTACAGACTCAATACATTGCTTTGGGCGAGGCTCAAGGGGGTATGCAAAAATCACTTTTGGCAAGACCCTTAAACCTTTTTAATGCTGAAGCCGCAATATCTGTTCAAAAAATGCAGATTTTTAATAAACTTCTCCGTGACGGTGGGACGAGCATTGTAAACTGGGGCAAGAATACTCAGTGGGCTGGTCGTCAGTTAATGGTTGGCTTTACCGTACCTTTAACAATTTTTGGTGCCACAGCATCAAAGATTTTTATGGATCTTGAAGAGCAGGCAATTTCCTTCAAAAAGGTTTATGGAGATATCTTTACCACAACCACTGAGGTTGAGGAAAATCTTGAAGCAGTTAGAAGTCTTAGCGAAGAACTAACTAAGTATGGTATCGCCATTACAGATACCATGGAAACTGCAAACGTTGCTGCACAGGCTGGTTTCCGAGGCGAAGATCTTATGTCCCAGACACAAGAGGCCACAAGGCTAGCGGTCCTTGGTCAAATGGAACAATCAGAGGCAATGAGAACAACCATTACACTGCAAAATGCATTTAAATTGTCTAATGAGGATCTTGCCGACGCAGTTAACTATCTAAACATTGTTGAAAACCAAACAGTTCTTAGCATTCAAGATTTCGCTGGTGCCATTCCTCGCGTTGCCCCAGTAATTCAATCTTTGGGTGGCGACGTTAGAGATCTTTCGGTCATGCTTGTTGCTATGCGTGAAGGTGGTGTAACAGCGGCAGAAGGTGCCAATGCACTTAAGACTTCTCTCGCACGATTAATTAGTCCAACATCAGGCGCATCCTCCATGGCTAAAGAACTAGGAATTAATCTAGATGGCATAGTTGAGGCAAATCAAGGAGACATTCTTGGCGCAGTTATGCAACTTGCAAAAGCCATGGAAAGTCTTGATGAACTTGCACAGCAAAGACTTCTAAGCGAAATATTTGGTAAGCGGCAGTATGCAAGAATCGGTGCCCTGTTTAACAACATTACGGACGAGGCATCTCAGTCAGCAAGGGCACTCGATTTGGCGGGTATGTCGGTAGAACAACTTGCTGAAACAGCAGAAAACGAATTAGGTGTAGTAGAGCAAGCAATTGGAACAAAATTTGCAGGGGCGGTAGAAAGACTTAAATTGGCTGTTGCGCCTATTGGTGAAATCTTCCTAAAGATTGCTACACCAATTATTAATGCCGCAGGAAACCTCCTTGAAAAATTTAACGAACTAAGCCCAACTGTTAAAAACTTTGTTGCCATTCTAGCCTCTGGTGTGGGAATTGTTGTTCCCTCTGTTCTGATGCTCGTTGGTCTTTTTGGAAACCTACTTGGTAATTTGGTAAAAGGTTTTGGAACACTTAACACATTCTTTAATAGGCTTAAATATGGAGCAGAAGCAACACAGTATCTTTCTGGAGAACAACTAGATGCAGCAGCAGCCGCAGCATCTTTAGAAGGACAAACAACATCTTTAACAGGATCTCTTAACATTCAAAGAGAGGCAGTAGATCAACTATCAGCAGCATACAGAAGATATGTTGCTGGAGCAAATGCAGCAGCCGCAAGTCTTCCACAAGGATTTAGAACACCAAATGTTGCGCCACAAATGTTGGCAAGTGGCGGTATGGTGGCAGGAATGGGTAATTCTGATAATCAGCCAGCACTTCTAACCCCTGGCGAATTTGTTATGAATAAAGAGGCTACCAAACAGTTTTTGCCTATTCTTGACTCAATGAACAGAGGAACAATAGAGGGTCTTGCAGAAGGAAGCAGGGCATCAAAACAATCTGGTGCTGCATCAAGAAAATTTAAATCTGGAGCATTTGTTTTAAGAGGGCTTGGCGCAAACATTGGTGCAGGCGGTTCTGGAACAGGAATTTTGACCAGCATACTTACTGTTAGTGCAAATGATATAGCAGATGTAACATCTCTTTATGTATCAGAAATTGCTAAAGCAGCCAAAGTAAGCGTAACAACAATAAATTCAGAGATTAAAAATTGGCAAAACCAAAATATGGCTTATCTAGAAAAGTTTAATCGTGAACTGGCTGTGGCAATTGAGTCAGGAGATCTTGGCGAACAACAAAGGCTTTTGGATCAGGTAAGTCAAAAATTTGTTGCAGATATGGAAAGAGCAGGGGGGCCAGTTTCTCAATTTGCTGCACAAGCAGAAAGGCAGTTCCCAGAACTTAGTGCAGACTTAGAAAAAACCCAATCGCTCATTAGAAATACTAACTTAAACTTAAAAGAGGCTGGTCAAGCATCACAATTTTTTGAAGAAAATATGCAAGAAACTGCATTAATGTCAAAATTATCAAAACCAGGATCTTTTCAAACTCAAGCCCGTGTAGCATCTGGCGTTCTCCCATTTTTTGGCCCAGATATTTCTAGAACTGGCGTTCCTGGTCAGTTCATTGATCCTAGAGCAAGAGCAACCGCTGGAAATGTTTCAAGTTTTGGTCTAGCAAGATCTCAGTCTAAACTTCTTTACGGAGCAGGAACATCGGCAGAGCATGTGATGAAGACTCCTCAACAATTAGCGAAAGAAGCAAGGACAATTGCCGTTGTTTCTTCTCAAGCCGCAGGCAAAGCAGTTATTGAAGAAATGGAAAAAGCATCGGTAAAGGCTGGCAAAGCAGTTGGTCCAGCAGTTATGAGAGGGGCCAGTGCTGCTTCTCCCCCACCATGGTCAACACAGTTGGGTATATGGATAGGCGAGGGTATTGAGCAAGGAGCCGTAACTGCACTACAAGATGTTAATGCACAAATTAGATCACGTTTTGGTGGACAACCCTTTGCTGGAATGCCTACTGGACCAGCAGTTCCACTCTCTGTTAATCCTTTTGCTGGAATGCCAAAGGGACCAACATCACCACTGGTTGGCGGAATGCCAATGGCACCAAAATCAGTTCAAGATGACTTAATTAAGGCAACAAAGAATGCTTCAAATAATTTAGATAATGTTGGAAAACAATCTGGTCAAGTAGCGAAAAGATTTTCAAGATTGAAGGGGGGGGTGTCAAAGTTTGGTGGGGCACTTAAAAACGGTAGTGTGAAGATGCAAGGAGCATTTTTTGCACTAGATGGTCTTGTGTTTGCTGCATCCATGATGAATAATAGACTGGGTGAGATTGCTCAGAAAGCCCTGCCAGTCGTTTTTGGACTACAAGGAATTTCTATGGTTTTGCCAATGCTAAAGGGAGTCCTTTTAGCATTAATATCTCCAGCAGGATTAATAGTTGGTGGCTTAGTAGCACTTGCTGGAGCAGTATTTCTTATGAAAAAAAATCTTGAAAATATGTTTGATAATGCAGTAGATGCTGGAATAGAAGCCGCAGGATCTATGAGGAAAATAGCAGAGTCAGCAGATATATTTTCTAAAAGTATTAGGTCTCTTGCACCAGAAAAATTACAGATAGCACCTAAAAAGCAAGGTAAGGTAGCAGAATACTTTGAAACAGAAGAGGGTCAGGCAAAACTGGAAGAACTTTTATCACAAAGACAACAACTTGGAAGAACTGCTTTCTCTGAAGAACTTGGTAAGCAGATAGCATTTGAGGCAGCAACTAAGGGACTTAGCGGAAAAGAAATTGAGGCATATATTGCAGAAATTGCCAACCAACTTGGGGATAAAAAACTATATGTTGATTTAAAGGGAAGGCTAATAGAACTGCTTGATCCACAAGGAAGAGGAGAAAATATTCTAAAGGATGGCTTAATTGTCGATATTAAGCCAGAACTTGCGGGTAAGTTTATCAGAGGAGAAGCAAACTTTACGCAACAAATGCAAAAAGATGTTATGGAATCTTTGTCTCAGGTCGATGAATTCCTAGATGCAAGCGCAATTCAAGAAAGGGCAATTCAAGAAACAGTTGAGCAGGGGGATGCATTTGAAGAACTTAGTGAAAAAATAAAACAGGCAAGAGAGCAGTGGGAATATTTAACAGATACTAAAGCACCATTTAATGAAATTCAAGCAGCACTTGACGAATTAGATAGATTGCAAACACAAAGAGACTTGTTGCCAGTTTCTGGAATGCCTGCTATGCCAGCGATAGAGCAGGCTGGAAGGATCGCTGGAAGAGAGACACCCGCTGAAACACAAAAGGCATTTGAAAAAGCAACAGACGCGGCAGCAAAGTATGGAAAGTCACTTTTCTTAAATAGGCAGGCCCTGGCACTTTACAATGATGCTGTTGAAAGAGGAGCCATAAGTCAAAAAGAATATGAAAAAATGGCATCTGGAGTAGCCACACAATTTATTAGAGTAAAAAAGTTCGCTGGTCAAGCAATAGATACTCTGGAAGGTCTTGATAATACAACAGCACTAAAAGCATTTAGGGAATCATTTACTCTGCAAACGTTCGCTGGTATTGATGAAGAAATGAGAACAAAAATTACTGATGCACTTAAGAGTGTCAGCGATAAAGCCGTTGTAACATTGGGGGTAGAGTATGCAAGGGGTAGTATCACAGAACAAGAAATTATAGATCTAGCAAACGTTATTGATAGATTGCCTGCTGATCATACAAGGCAAACTAAAATAATAGTTGCTTATGGAGAAGGTTCTTTAACAACAGCAAATCTTGAAGTCTTAGCAAACAATTTGGAAAATATTTCTAGTTTTGATGGAAAGCAAGTAGATTTTCTGTTGAATTTAGGGGTTCTTGGTGAAGAAAAATTTGCACAAGCAATTCAAATGATGTTGGCTGTTGATAAAATGCTTTCTGGAGAAACAACATTTATTGCTGGACAAGTTTCTGGAGCAGAAACAAAACTCGCTCAATTGAAAAAGGAGGCAGACGAAGCAAAAGCACTCATGGATCAACTGTTTGGCGGTGGAGAAGAAGATGGAAAGGGTATGGGGGAAACAGAAGAAACTGGTGGCAGTGCTGAAAAATCCTTCCTTGAAGACTTTATAGACAATATTAATGCTAATGCGAAACTCTATCTTAATGCAGAAAAGGGCATGAAGGGATATCTAAAGAATCGTGGAAAGTTCCTTGGTGTTTTCCAAAAACTCAGAAATAGGGGATTATCTGAAGATATTATTTCAGCACTGGGCACTGGCCCAGAAGGTCTAAAAAATGCAAAAGAACTGCTTAAAAAGAACAGAGAACAAATTAAAAAATTAAGTGAAGGATCAAGGCTTGATTCTTTAGGTCAGACAGTAGAAAGCCTAAGACGAGAAAAGGGAAAAACAAAAGAAAAAACAGCAGCAGCCAGGGCTATAGAGGGGCTTTCTCCAGAACTTCAAGATATCGTTATGAACGATGAACAATTTATTTCATCTTTTGCAAAAGTAAAGGTGGGGTCTAAAGAGTACAACAAACTTGTAAAAGAAGTTCAAAAATTAGCAAACGCAAAGAGAGAACTTGCTGAGGAAACGCAAACGGAGTTTGAGGCTCAAGAGCAGGCTACAAAAGCAATGATAGATTCTTTGGAACTACAGATAAAGAAAAATGAAGATGATTTAATTAATGCATTTGAAAAAACCCACGGAATGCTCCCAGAAATGATGGAACTAGAGATTTCAAAGAGGGAGGAAAGCATAAGGGTTATACAAAAGCAGATTGATGAATTAGAAGAACTCAATGAAATAGACGAAGAAAGAATAGAAGGATTATCAAGACAGCAAGAAATGCTTGAAAGACAGATTGAGGTTCTTGATCGTGCCAACGAAATGGATCAAAGAAGAATAGAATTGTTAAATAGGCAAGACGAAATAAGGTCTAGAGAATCTGAGGCACTATCTAAAGAACTTGATGATATGTCAAAAATTGAACAAGAACTTAGGGATAGCCACCAAAAAAGAGTTGAGCAACTTGAAAAGGTAGCAGATGTAAATGACTATATACTTAATCAACAAAAACAGCAACTAAATATATCTAGGGCAATTTCTGAAGGGGACATTTATTCGGCTACTGCCGCAGCACAAGAAATGCGTGCAGGCTCCGCAGAGTTTTCAAAGAGGCAGTTGATTTCTGGACTAGAGGCTGGTTTAGAAAATCAAGTTTCAAACCTAAGAACATCCGATGGTTTAACAAGAGATCAGGCAGAAAGACAAATTGCAAACATAAAAGAACAATCTTATCAAACTTCATTGCAAATAAGACAGATTGAGGATATGATATACCAAAGAAATCAGCAAATGATTCCGCTAAAAGATCAACAACACTCCCTTGACATGCAAATAAGAGATATTGAAGATTTAATATACGACAGAAATGTTCAAAAGAAACAAATTTTTGATGAACAAATTGATCCATTGCAAAGACAAAATGATTTGCAAAACGAATATTTAAGAAAACTTAACATAGAAATTGATCATGTTAATGGTCCACTAAAAGCAAAACAAAATCATTTAAATAGAATTCTAGAGTTAGAGGGGGCAAGCCAAAAGGTAACTGGGGAGATTAGAGACATGACAATTAAAGCAAGGAAAAAAGCAGATGAACTGTCAGGATCTTGGGATGGTGTAACAAGATCAATCGTATCCGCCCTTGGAGCGTTAAGTCAATTTAATGGAGCGAAAGCAGCAAAGTCCTACGCTGGAGGAATAGTAAAGTCCTACGCTGGAGGAATAGTAGAGGGGTATTCAAAAGGAGGAAAAATAAAGGGGTACTCCGTGGGCGGGGTAGCAGGAAATGGATCAAGAGACTCAGTTCCAGCAATGCTCACTCCTGGAGAGTTCGTAATTAGGAAGGCAATGGTAAATAAATATGGTCAGTCAATGATGCATGATATAAACATGGGTTCCTTCTCTATGCCAGGTTATGGAGCACCAGAAAGATCATCTAATGTGTCTCCAGCAGATGTAAGCGTTTCAAATATTTCTAGCATAAGTGCTCCAGTGTATAATGTATATGATATGAATTTTTCCATCAATGGCTCCAATCAGTCAGCAGACGAAATTGCAAACAGGGTTATGGTTAAAATGAGACAACTACAAAGCCATAATATAAGGAGTAATCGTGGCAACTAGTGGATATATGAGAAATAGGATTAAATTTCAAAGACCGCAGGCTATTATCTTTTCCAATAATCCAGGATTGCTGACAGACGGCATATATGTTCCATCAGGAGATGAGGGCACAGACTTTATAATACTTTCAGATCACAACAGAAGCCCATTTAATGTGTCTAAGCAAAGAATTGAAATAAGACAAAGAATGATTAATGGATCAATGAGATCCTATCATACTGCTGACAAGATTAATTTATCTTGCTCATGGTCACGGCTACCCTCCAGATCTTATTCCTCCGCTCCAGAATATACGGATGGCGAACTTAATCAAGAAGATGTTGTACAACCTGGCACAGGAAGTTTTTTAGGATTTAATCCAGAAGAATACACAGTTGATGGAGGAGCGGGTGGCGCAGAACTTCTTGACTGGTATGAGTCTAACGTAGGAGCCTTCTGGGTATTTTTATCTTACGATAAAGATGGGGCTGGAAACTTGAATAGATATACTCACATTCTTAAAATGTATTTTTCTGCATTTGATTACGAAGTAGAAAAAAGAGGTCAGTCTTGGGGAAGCGGAACATCTTCTGGCTTTGATATGTGGAACATAAGTCTTAGCATGGAAGAAGCATAATGTTTATATCAGAAGAACTAAACAATCATTTAAAAACATCTAACACAATTTCAACAGAGTCAATAATTATTGGCGAAATTAACATGAATGACTCTAACAATTTAGAAAAAATAGGTAACTATAGATATAGGCCAGGAACAGAAGGTGGACAATTCTCCGAATTGCCAAGGTCTTATGATCCAATTGATGAAGGTGGATACTACACTGGAGCAACAGATTCAAACATAGTTGTAAGCAATCTATCAGACAATGAAGATAGACCAATTATTTTTACAAAAAATAATGAAAAAATGAAGTTGTTATATTCTTTAAAGGACTGTCTACTTGAAAATAGGCCAAGGTCAGGAATAAACAAGTTGTTATATTTGGGTCAGCGTGGTAATCAATATTTAGATACAGGAGATAGAAATTTTACATCTCAGGAAATTTTAAGCGTTTCTAATAGACCAAGATACTATATGTCTTCCAGAAAAGATCTTTTTAAATACTGGACCTCGTATAGAAATGATTTAGAAAATAATCAAGAAGAAGAGTTTGGAATATCTCGTCCATCTTCTTTAGGAAATTACTATATATACGATGCTGTACCATTTGTTGTTTACAAGGAAAATGTTCCAGCAAACAGACTAATATTTAAAATGCAAACAAATGTGGGTGACGTTAATCTGGGTAGTTTTATATATGATGGCGTTGAAATTGAAGATCCATTGTATGGGCAAAATAATCAAACAACCCCAAAAAGATGGAGGATTGAGGTTCTTAAAGATACTGAATGGGTGGAGGTCGCATCTTTTGATGAGAACTATAGGGATGCCAATGGAAACACCTTGATAGGCAGCGATGGGTATGTTGAATTATCTTATGGACTAAGATTGCCAGTGCAGTATGAAAACAATTACATTTATTTTGGAGAAATTACAGATGAATCTTTTCTTCCAGATCAAGCAAGTTATGGATCGGTCTATTTAATTAAAACCTCGGAAGAAGAGAGGGGAACGTTAAAGGTATATGACGGAACAAATTGGGAATCCGTAAGGCCAGAATATTATTGGGGAGTCTCTAATCAAAACTTTGATGTTAGAAGTCATAAACTAACAAAGGCAACAAACCCAGAATATTTTATTAATGGATCAGGTGAAACACAATTTAGAGAATTTGATCTTATTCGCGGGATAAGAATTGTAGTAGAAAGTATGAATAGAGAAGGATGCACATTTGACCTAATAGAAATGTCTCCAAGAATTGTTTTTGATTTATCAGACAAAGTTTCTTCTTTTAATATTACAAAAACAATGTCAGACCTAGGAAATGCCTCAGTTCCCGTGGGTGGAATTTTTGCTTCAATCGGTTCCATGGATATTTTTGATGATGATTTTTCCTTTAACTCTAACAACACATTTGATATAGAATCAAAAACTGGAAGCATTCTTTCTAGTTATGTAGACAAGAGGATAAAATTTAATTTTTATAAAATAGTTAGAAATGTTAAAAATTATGATTATTATATTCCAATAAAGTCTATGTATGTAGACTCCTTTCCTAACGTTTCGAAACAGACTGGTACCATATCCTTTGAACTAAGAGATCTATTTTTCTTTTTAGAATCAATGAAGGCACCAGAATTATTAATACCTGACTGCTCAATTAGTTATGCTGTTAGTTTGCTGTTGGATTACATTGGTTATAGCAACTATGTTTTTAAAAGAATAGATAATGAGTCTGAAATGATAATACCATTTTTCTTTACAGGAACTCAAAAAAATGTTGCAGAGGTTTTAACAGATATAGCGGTTGCCTCACAGACTGCTATGTTTTTTGATGAATACAACAACCTTGTTGTAATGTCTAAAGAATACCTAATGCCTGAAACGGAAAGCAGCAGGGAAACTGATTCAATTCTGTACGGTCAGATTGAAGAAGATAAACTTCCCAACATCATAAATCTTTCTTCAGAAGATAAGCAGGTATATAATGATGGAAAAATAGACTTTACCACCAGATATATTCAAAGAGAAATCTCTCAGTATTCTCAGGCCAGATATACAGATAGATATAAAACTTATGGATATAAGCCAGTCCTTCTGTGGGAAATTTCAGGAAAAGAAAATCTTAGAACTAGAAATGCTAGATCTAATACATCTCAGGGCTACACCTTGACTGCTGCTCCATTAAACACAACACTATCCTCAGACATTCCATTAGTGGAAAACAATCAAGTAATAAACAACATACTTGATTTAGGAGAAAACATAGACTTTCCTTCAGCATCACTGTCATCTCATCAAGGATACTTTTATGCTAACGGAGAAATTATCAAATACGATGCAATAGAGTACGCAATTTCTGGAGTACTAGGCGATGGCCTTGAAGGAAACTTAAGATGGATATCAAGCAACGAAGAATATCAAAAATATTTTTCTAAACTACCATTTAATGGCAAAATGTATCCAACTGGAAATGTCAGAATATATTCTGAGCCAATTTATGAGACAATAAACGGAATAACAAGGCCAAAAAATGGAGAAGTTAAACGTCACGGAAGAGGACAGTTTGGAACTCCCATTACAGAACATACAGCAGGGCTTTCAGAATACTGGTCTGAAAATACATATGCCGCTGGATGCCTACAAGAAGCAAAAGATTACTTGTTTACAACTAATAGATTTATAGAGTATCCAACAACAGTGCAGAATCAGGTTGCTGGAAAATCAAAAGAATTTGAAGAGTTTGGAGTATTTGAATCAGATACTGTGGCACAAAGTTCAACAAGAAATGGAATAATAAAAAATTTCAGAGCCAATAAACATTATACAGAAAATGAGGTTAATTATTTTAGTACTGCTAGGGAGGGTACGATACAATCTTCTGCCTTAGTCTTTAATGGACCAGATTTACCAGAGCAAGTAGATCCAGTAAACTTTGTTTCTTATATGTACAAAGAGTTTAATGATTCATTCAAGCATTTTGGAACCAGGATGAGAATCATAGGCAGCATAAATGCTGGAGAGTCTGGATTACAAAGTCCTGAAGGATCTTTTATCTTTCTACAAAATCAAGATATAAATGCAGATGATCCGAGCAAAAACCTAGATATCAGGGGGGGATCTGGAGGTATAGCGATAAATATTAATAAAGAAAGAAATACTGGATACTTCTTTGAGATAGTTGCACTGACTGAAGGCAATGCTCAAGATTATATAAATCCTTCAAAGCAGCAGTTAACCGCTAATGAAATTTTAAGCAGCCCTGCACCAACTTGTAATAACAATGTGGTCACAATAACCTTAAAAAATGAAGTAGATTTTGTTGTAGGTCAAACAGTTGAGATAACTGGTCTAGTAGATTCTTTAAATCCAACAGATACTAGAACTCCGTTAAATGGTGAGTACAAGGTAACAGCAATTAATGAAAATAAAAAAACAATAAAGTACACCATACCTGGGGCCGCAATTCCAAATAGAACCTCTACCACTGGAGGAACCCTTAGACTTTCTAATGCTTATCCCACGAATATTGCAAATGTTTACTTTTATAAGGTTGAAGCAGATGAAAATAATAATGCAATACCTAAAAGGCTGTGGAGCGGAACGTCCCAAATTGTAGTCGATGATGGAAAATTTACTGGACAAAATAGATTTATAACAGAAGATGTTTCCACAGTTTACGATTTATCTGTTGAGCACATAAATTCTGGAGAATCAAGAACCTTCTTTTTGTTTATTAATGGAAAGCAAGTACAAACTGTAGTAGACACAGACCCCCTTCCAGAATATAACTCAATGGCACTTTTTGTCAGGGGAACAAGTAGGTGTATGTTTGAGAATATTTATGCGGTAGGGCCAAATGTTTCTCAAAACAGCAATGTAACTTTAGCGCAACCCCTGTCTGAAGTTTGGCAGGATCAGGAGGTCGATTTCCCTGAGTTTTTCAAAAAGTATGCAATTAGTGGAATAATACAAAAGACTTATCTGTCTGGAATAAATTCAGAGGGTGGTCCAGAACACTCTCTCTACTATGATGAGTTTGGAACGATAATGAGAGAAGCGGCTTTCTTAAACATAAAATATGATAGGGCATATCCAGCACTGTATTCAAGAATAATGAAAACATTTAATCAAATTAAGGGGTATTCTATTTCAGGATTTTATGCAAACTCGTATGGAGCAGAGTTTCTTATTATTAACTGCACGGACGCTAATCTAAATATTGATGATACAACAGGAAACTTTTTAAGAATACAAGGAGTTGCCTTTACGCAAGAAACTAGTAGAACCCTAACTGTTGATGATTATTACAAAAAAATATCTTCTTTGTCAGATCCCATATATGAAGACGATGGAACTCTAAAGAACCCTCTTATACAAAGAGATGAGTATAACAAAATAATAAATAGCAGATACAGATACGGAATAAGAGACTTTTCTTTAACAAGCCCCTATATTCAGACTGAAGAATCAGCAGAAAAAATATTGGGTTGGATTATAGAAAAAGTTTCCAAGCCTAAAATTCTATTAGGAATAAATACATTTTCAACATTTGATTTGCAATTAGGAGACATAGTTAAAATTAATTATAAAAATAATGATGGAGTAGATGTTGTATGCGATACCGATAAAAGATTTGTAATATATAATATTGAAAATAATAAATCATTACAAGAAGAAACTATGACTATGTATTTGGTGGAGGTATAGTATGGCGATACCAAGAGGGCAGTTTGGAAATAGGCTTGACACTGCTGCTGGCAGGGCAAAAGAGGCACAAATGGCTGCCGCCGCTCACGCACTACAGGTAGCACACTCTGAAGCAGTGCATGGCAGGGCAGAAAATGCTCAGGCAGCAATACAAAAGGCAATTGAACATACAAATAACGCAGGGGTAGCACCAGCAGGACAATTTGAACAGGCAGTAATTAGAGATATTAATGCGATTAACGCAATTTCCCAACCAAGCAATAACCCCCCACCTACTGGTGACAGCGGCGATGGCGGTGGTGGCGGCGGTGGCGGTGGTGGCGGCGGTGGTGCCCCAGCACCACCAGCAAAACCAGCCAATCCATGGATAACCTCCTCAAACTTTGTTAGTCCTTCAGGAATAAAGCAGGCAGATCCAGATATTGTAATAACAAGACCAGAGCCAGTTGGACCAGAAGCCGTCCTTGAATTAAACTATGAAGATATTTCTGGAATGGAATTAATAAATGTTTCAAGGTCAGATCTTGTGGATGGTAAAAAGGTGATCTATTCTCCAATAAAAAATTTATCAAAATTGAGAAATAAATATAATCCAAACAACCTTATCAATGTTTCTTCTACATCATCTAACTATTTTGCAACCTTCGGAATAGACTTAATCGGTAGAGGAATGAGCACTCCGTACTTTGATGATTCAGGCGACTTGGTTATAGAGATTGACGATATAAGAGATAATGAGTTGATTGAGATAGATGTTGACACAAGTGGTACAATTAGTTTAGTGGATTTCTCATGATTACTAACGACGGAAAAGAAGTAATATCAAAATACCTGTTGGGGCAGGCACCCTCTTATGCCACCCACATATCAATAGGTTGCGGGGCAGATCCATTAGATCTTTTAGATCCAGAACAAAGTGATGCGTCAACAAAAAAAAGAATGAATTTTGAAATGAATAGGGTTCCTATAATTTCAAAAGGGTTCGTTGAAGAGGATGGAATAACAAAGATAGCATTTACTGCAAAACTTCCAACAGAAAATAGGTACGAGATTACTGAGGTGGGACTATGGTCTTCGGCAAATAATTCACTAGCAAAGGGCTTTGATAGCAGAACAATCTTTGATTTTGAAGAAAACTGGGAAGCGCACGATTCAACAATAGAACCAGTTATATTGCTCTCGGATTTAGGATCAAATGGTGTTGTGGAAGATAATGGTCTAAAGATTTTTAAGATAAATAATGAACATGCACTTTTGGAAGAAACAGAAAGAAGAAATAGAAAAGAGGGTCCAAGATTTTTAAATAATTCAATCTTTGTAAGAGGTGATTCTGCAAATATAGAGTCTATAGACTTCAACATTTCCTCCGCATCATCTGATGGAACCTTGGTTGAATATACCTCTACATCTTCTTCAAACACTTTTGTTATAGGAGACAGTGTGACAATATCGGGATGCGCTGATTCTAATTTTGACTTTGTTTCAGCAGAGGTTACATCGGTAACCTCTAATAGTTTTACTATAACAAAGCCCGTAGCCGCAGGTACGACAAACGGAGGAATAGCATGGAAGACTGGAACGTGGACTCCAGAAGAAGATGAAGAAGGTTTTATGTCTAAGCACATTCATCTCAAGAACATCAGTTTAAACATATCAAAGAACAATCCATCAGATATTATTAGTTTTGCTTTTAGCGTAATAGATAAAACTTCTATCGGATCAGGGACTCCAGAATATGTAAAAATATTGATTGAGTTTCTAAGAAACGAGTTGAATAAAGATGTTGGATTTGCAAAAGCAGAAATATATATACCCTCTTATGCTTTAACAAATGACAGATATAAGGTTATTTCTTTTCCAGTATCAGATTTAATTAATACTCCAGATTTTTCTTCGGATCAGATAACTGTTGCTAAAATTTACTGCCAAGTTACAACTCAAGGAGTAGGCTCTTTGGTAGGTTCAGACGAACACTATGTTGCTTTAGACGGAATAAGAATAGACAACGTTTCAACAGTTAATCCACTATATAAAATGGTTGGATATTCTTCTACAAGGACAGTTGATGGTTATCCAATAATTAAGTATAGAAATTCTAACAACTTTGTTGAGTTTAGGTTCGGCATAGGAGTAACCTAATGTCAAAAATAGTTAAACTTAATTATAAACAGATGCCTAATATAAATACTTTTACAAAAGAGTATCAGGTAAGATATAGAATAGTTTCAGAAGATGGAAATTTTAGGTCTGCCTTTTCCCCCATGTACTCTATAGATCCAGAATTAATTTATCAACCAGGAAGAATAGATTCTCCAGGATTTTTGATAGTGGAGCAAGTAGGCTCTTCTTTCATAAGCACCACCTGGGATGCTGTTTCTGTGTATAAAAAAGTAAATGAAGGGTTGTCATTGCTGGACGAAATATCAGAGTATGATATTTGGATAAAATGGGCAGATAGTTCTGCACAAAATGAATCAGAGTGGATACATAAAGAAAGAGTATCTACCACCTCGTTAAGCATAAATGTTCCCTCTACATATCCATATGTAGATCCAAACACTAACAATGTTAGCAATTTAGTTCCTGGATATCTGTACGTTGAGATATTGAGGCCTTCAAATCCGCTGATGAGATATGAAGAAACAACATCATTCAATCAGGACTCCACCACGATAGATATCTCAAATAGTTCTTTATACTTTGAAAAAGGAAATCCATTTTCTACTGGATCTAGTGTTTTGTATGAGTCTTCTTCCGCAATAGGGGGTCTAATTGATTCTACAATATACTATATAAGAGTCATTGACTATTTTAATATTTCTTTGTATCCAACAGAAAACGATGCAAAAAATAATAGTAATAGAATAACCCTTTCTGGAACACCTTCTGGAGTTGGGTCAATAACAGGACTTCCATTTAGATCCTACTCTGGATCTATTGCGATATCCTGATGGTATAATTATTACAGGAGAAAATATGCCAGGTATAAGTGAACCAGATATAGGCCAGCCATTAGATGTTCCCTATATATATAGACTTGTTAGCGTAGTAAATGATATTGCTAGTCAGGTAAATGATTCTGCAACAAGACTAAGTAAGGTAAAAACGTCAAATGGGGTAGTTAATACTAGAACATCAAATTTAATAGTATTTGCCAGTAATTTTATAGTTCAACAACAATCTGTTGTAGATCAAGGTCAGGTGGAAACAATAGACGTTTCCTTCGGAGATGCAGCATTTTCTTATCCACCAATAGTTGTTGCTAGCCCTGTTAGCACTGATGAAAACCCAGTTAGTAAAGACGTTCTTGTAACTGTTAACTCAGTAAGTAATTCAGGTGCCACAATATCTGTTAGATTTAATTCTTCTGGATCTGTAGATGTTTCCCTGAATGTTATGGCAGTAGGCGTTTCCTCTAGTGTATAATTTATTCTTGTGCTAACATGTAGAAAGTGTAAAGGAAGGGTGTTTATTGATAGAGCCTACACCTCTAAAAATCATATAGAACTTTTTTGTATACTGTGTGGTAAAAGAGAGATGTACCATAACTTTACTAAAAAAGATAGGAAGGCATCATGGCTTCTAAAAATGGAGCAGATGAGATCGGTAACCTCAATCTCAAGCCTGTAGTTAAGCCCAAAACAAAAATATGGTTTTTAAATGGTGATCTAGTTAAAATAGTTCACACTAGCAGGGCGGCAGGAATAGTTACCCTGTACAACAAAACAAAAGATGAAACAATGACTACTACCATTGTTGAATTTAAAAAGAAAAGAAAGAAAGCGTTTACAGTCAAAGAAACAGCACAACTTCTAAACTGTCATGTGAAGCATATTCCAAGACTAGTAAAAAGAGGTGCAATACCAGAGCCTACGGGTGAATTGCCAGGGGGCAAGAGAGCATTTCATTACACATCTTATTATTCAGAAGATGTAATTATGGAAGCAAGGAGGGCAATGTCCATGATTCATCAGGGGCAGCCAAGAAAAGACGGACTCATAACAAACAACAAAACTCCTACCGAACAGGAGTTGCGTGCAGCAATGGGAGATGGTATCCTATTGTACACGAAAGACGAAAACGGTAATTTTATACCAGTGTTTTCTGAAACTATCTAGAGAAGGGTTGTGCTATGGAGCCAACAAAGGTCCAGTGGTCACTGGGTTATACATTGAATACAGGAAATTTTCAGTCACTACGTCTGGATTGCCAGGTAGAGGACTATGTGCGTGATAGTGAATCCACTAAGGAAGCATCGGATCGTGTCTACTCTTTTGTTGAGCAGCAACTGATTGAGAAGTTGCAGGAGGCAAAGGAAGAACTTGAGTAATGGATGATTTTTGGGTTGAGTTTAATAACTCAGATAGTTCAAATAATTACGCATACATCGCATCAAATGAGCAGGTATCTGTCTTATGCTCTTATGGCATCACAGAGGCAGAAGCGTTTAGGCAAATGGGCAACCTTCTTGGAGATACAGATTTTGTAACTCTGATATCTCATACTGGGCACTACATGGATGATGATGCTTATGCTATAACCGCTGTTGTTTCTCATGTAAGGATTGATTAATGGCTGACAGAAAGCAGCGTTTCGCCGTTTTGAGCAGGTATGAGAAGCATTGCAAGATTAATGGAATGCCTGCCCCCAATCTAAATAAGTACAATGAGCAATGGGCAGCAGATGCTTTGCTAGAGTCCTTTGATCTTGAAGAGATTTATGACGCAATGACATATTATTTTATGATTAACCCAAGGCCAACATGGAAGGGGTTTGCTAACAACATAGATCGTCTGCTACAATCTAAGGCGGCAAAAGAAGAAGATGATAAGTTGCGTGCTGAGAGGCGTGCTAAGGCTAAGGAGTGGCTGTCAGGGTGAATCTAGAAGACAAGATTATTTCGGCGGTATTGAAGGATAAGCAGGTCCATGTTTTGCTACAGGCAAACGTAGACAATATGCTTAGGACACACGCAGATATTTGGGAATTTGTTAGAAATTATTATGAGAAGAATCAATCTGTTCCACCAGTAAACATTGTAAAGCAGAACTTCTCTGACTTTGATTATCAAGATGATGTGGGTTCAACAAAGCACCACCTTGACGAACTGCGTTCTGACTATATGAATGATGGCATTACAAATATGCTGCGAGCAGCGGCTCAAGAAATCAAAGAGGGCAGGGCTACAGATGCCCTCAACACTCTAGTAAATGAAACAACAAACTTAAAGAAGGTAACCGCTGATATCCGCGATCTTGACGTAACAGACGTTGATGACGCTATTGGATATTTTCAGCGTATTAGAGAAATGCAAGAGGCAGGAACACATGGGATCTACACAGGTTTGGCAGGATTCGACAACTACCTCCCTGCGGGAATTACGCAAGGCCAGTTGGGAGTTCTTTTGGCTTACCCTGCTATCGGTAAGTCTTGGATGGCTCTTTACTTGGCTGTTCAGGCATGGAAGAATGGAAAATCACCACTAATTGTTTCTCTGGAAATGACGGAGGAAGAGGTTCGTAATCGTATTTTTACTATTATTGGGCAGGGTATATGGAGCCACCGTAAGTTGTCTGCTGGGCAAGTAGAGATTGATATGTTTAAGAAGTGGGCTGCAAAAGAATTTACAAACAAGCCATCTATTCATATCATTTCCAACGATGGAATTGGCGAGGTATCTCCAAGCGTATTGCGTGGCAAGATTGATCAGTACAAGCCAGACATTGTATTTGTAGACTATCTTAATCTTATGACCTCAAATACTAAGACTGAAAATGAGGTTGTTAAGATGAAGAACCTCAGTCGTGAATTGAAGTTGCTTGCTATCTCAGAACAGATTCCTATTGTTGCTATCTCTTCTGCAACACCAGATGATGTTACTGATATGAACAGCGTTCCAACACTTGGTCAAACCTCATGGTCACGACAGATTGCCTACGATGCTGACTGGTTGCTAGCACTTGGTCGTGCCCCAAACAGCGATGTTCTTGAGGCGGTATTTAGGAAGAATCGCAATGGATATCTGGGAGAGTTTATGGTGCAGGTAGATTTCGATAGTGGTAGGTTTATTTACAAAGACTTTGAGTAATCGCTGGTATAATTAATGCATGAAAAACTTCATACATAGGTCTATTAAGCGTTTCCATTTAGATGGACAGATCTATGATGATGCACTAATACCAAGATTACAAAATGAATATATAAATATACTAAATACACAAATGAAATTACAAGGATATGCACCAAGACTAGATATTGACCCACAGTTTACAATCGACTATAATGGCAAACATTACAATTTCAAATTATCTGTTTACGGTACTTTTGTAGGGAAGAGGAATGCAGAATGGATGAAAGGTATATACGGCAGCAAGCCAATCTATACACCCCAGAACAAATCGGGCAAGTCATCACAGGATCGGGAATCCAGATCGAATCAGAAGTAGATTCTGACTATATTATCTTTTGCCCATTTCACGATAATCATCGTACCCCTGCGGGAGAAATATCTAAAGAACGAGGAACCTTCTTTTGCTTTTCTTGCCAGGTATCTAAATCTTTAGTAGAGTTCGTAATGTTTGTTACACACAAGACATACTTTGAGTCAATTAGATTTATTGACTCTATGGCAACAGAGTCAGACATTGTGGGTGCTATAGATAAGGCTTTGTATAAAGAACCAGAGTGGAAGGCATATGACGAGGTTCTTATTCGTAGGCTTCACTCTCAGGCACTAGAGTCCCCCAGGGCTATGAGATATTATGAGGGTAGAAGATTATCAGAAAATTCCGTCAATAAGTTTTTATTGGGATATTCAAGTAATCAAGACATGGTTATTGTTCCTATGCATAATCCAGACGGCTCAGTGCTGCTTGGTTTTGTCGCAAGGTCAGTAGAGGGTAAAGAGTTTAAAAATACCCCAGGATTGCCTAAGTCCAGGATACTTTTTAATCTTCATCGTGCAAGAAAACATGACACGGTGTATGTAGTCGAATCATCTTTTGATGCCATTCGTCTAGACCAAAACGGTATACCAGCGGTAGCCACTTTGGGAGCAAATGTATCACGAAACCAGATAGAACTATTGACAAAGTATTTCAATAATGCTATAGTTGTCGGAGATAACGACGACGCAGGAAAGGGAATGCAGCAAAAGATCTTGGATCGTCTAGGAAGTCGTGCTACACTTATCAACATACCGTCACGCTTCAAGGATATTGGAGATATGACAGATGATGATATACAAAAATTAAATGAAAAAATATCAGATCCATTATTTGCATTACTATAAGGAGAAGTATTATGGGAATTATGAAGGGGCTAAAGGCCATGGAACAGGCCATTGATAAGCCCACAGCAATCGAAAGCAACGGAGTAAAGGTCCGTTGGCTTAAGTTGGAGGATGGTCAGTCAGTCAAGGCTCGCTTTATTAACGAACTTGATTCTGATTCACCCAACTTTGACGAGGCACGCGATCTTGCTATCGTAGTGTCAGAACACACAAATCCAAAGGACTACAAGCGCAAGGCTGTTTGCTCACAGGACACAGAGGGACGCTGCTTTGGATGCGAGATGGCTCGCAAAGAAACAATGGAAGATCGTAAGCGCGGCGGTTCGTGGAGGCCACGTTTGCGCTATTACACCAACTTGCTAGTTGATGATGGCATGGAAGATCCATATGTTGCAGTATGGTCGCAGGGTGTAGGAAAGCAGTCTGCATTCAATAGCATTCGTGAGTACGCTATTGACACAGGTAGCATTAGTAACCTTACATGGCGTTTGAAGCGTCAGGGTACTGGTACAGATACCACCTATGTTCTGCTACCTACGGCCCCCGATACAGAGCCATTTGATTGGAATGGTGTTGAGTCATTCAATCTTGAAAAGGTTGTTCGTGAGGTTCCTTACGCAGAGCAGGAATCTTTCTATCTAGGGTTTGATACCCTCTCAGCAACTTCATCGTCCACTAACATTGACTGGTAATTAGGCTGGTGGGGGGAGTCGCAACGTGCTGGATTTCGCAAAACTTAGGATGGTTGTAGTTAACTGCTGAGTTACGGTTGAAATTCCAGAGAAGTCTCCCCCCACCTTTACAAGAAAGGAATATTTTGTACGCACCACTTCACGTTCATACTCATTACAGCCTCATGGACGGCGTAGCAACACCAGAGGAGTATTCAGCAAGAGCAGCAGAGTTGGGGATGCCTGCCATTGCAATTACAGATCACGGCACGCTATCTGGTCATAGGCCAATGTATCGTGCTGCTAAGGCACAGGGCGTTAAGCCTATTTTGGGGATAGAGGGGTATATCACGGCAGACCGCTTTGATAAGAGAGATAAGTCAGAGAGAGCAGCCCCGCTTGATCTTGTCTATAATCATATTGTTATTCTTGCTAAGAATGATGAGGGTCTAGAGAATCTTGGCAAACTAAACGAGATTGGGTGGAACGAGGGATTTTATAAGAAGCCCCGCATTGACTTTGAGGTATTGGACAAGTACGGTGACGGCCTGATTGTCACTTCAGCATGTATGAGTGGACTAATCAACAAGGCAATTGAGCAAGAAGAGTTTGCGGTAGCCAAACAGCACCTTCAGTGGTTTGGAGATAGGTTTGGCGATGACTTTTATGTAGAGGTTATGCCACACAATCAGCCTGGTATGAATGAGGCACTTGTTGAATTGGCAGATGCAGGAGGCTACAAGATTGTTGTTACGCCAGACTGCCACCATGCGACGGTAGATCAAAAAGAAATCCAAGAGATGATGCTTATTCTCAATACTCATGCCAAGTTAGACAAAGAGGCCACGTTTGAGAAGTCAAAGAAGTATGAAGATATGATGGAACGCCTTGATTATCTTTACGGTCATGACCGAATGATGAGTTTTAACAAGTTTGACATTCATCTTCTATCGCCAGAAGAGATGCGTGAGTCTATGGAAGGCAACGGTGGGTTTAGAGATGATATGTTTGTCAATAGCCTTGAGATTGCAGACAAGGTTGAGGACTATACTATCAGTCGCAATCTTAATCTTCTTCCTGCCGAACACCGCAACCCTGACGCAGAGATTAGAAAGTATGCAGAAGAGTTCCTAGAAGCCAATAATCTGCATACTAATCAAGAATATGTTGATCGCCTAGAAGAAGAGTTAGCGGTTATCAAGGAAAAGAATTTTGCTCCATACTTTATCGTTGTTCGTAACATGCTTAACTGGGCGAAGAAGAATGGCATCATGGTTGGTCCTGGTCGTGGATCATCAGCAGGATCTCTGTTGTGTTATGCACTAGGAATTACAGACATTGACCCCATCAAGCATGGGCTACTGTTCTTCCGATTTATTGATATTGACCGTGATGACTGGCCTGACATTGATAGTGATATTCAGGATAGCCGTCGTGAAGAGGTGAAAGATTATCTAGAAAAGCAGTATCGCTATGTTGCTAGCATTGCCACCTTCCTTCAGTTCAAGGATAAGGGAGTTGTACGAGATGTTAGCCGTGCCCTCAATATCCCCCTTGCAGACGTAAACCGTGCTCTCAAGACGGTAGATACATGGGAAGAATATCTAACCTCCAAGAACACCGCCTGGTTTAGGGAAAAGTACCCTGAGGTAGAAAAGTATGGTGACAAGATGCGTGGTCGTATCCGTGGCACAGGGGTACATGCAGCAGGCGTTGTAACATCCAAGACACCCATTTCCAAGGTTGCCCCAATGGAGACACGCTCCGTTACAGGATCTACTGGCAGAATCCCTGTGGTAGCCGTAGATATGGAAGAAGCGGCAGACATTGGTCTAATCAAGATTGATGCACTTGGTCTTAAGACCTTGACGGTAATCAACGATGCTATCTCAATTATTGAAGAGCGTACAGGAAAGAAGATTGATCTTAGTTCTATTGATATGGAAGATAAAAACATCTACGCTATGCTTTCTGATGGGTATACCAAGGGTGTATTCCAGTGTGAGGCAACACCTTACACAAACCTCCTGGTCAAGATGGGCGTAAGCAAGTTCGATGAGTTGGTTGCATCTAACGCACTAGTTCGTCCTGGTGCCATGAACACTATTGGCAAGGACTATGTTGCTCGCAAGCGTGGCAAGGAAATGGTTGTATATCCTCATCCAATAATGCAGGAGTTTACCTCAGATACATACGGTACAATTTTATATCAGGAGCAAGTTATGCTTGCCTGTACCAAACTTGGCGGTATGACTATGGGCGAGGCAAACAAGGTCCGTAAGATTATTGGCAAGAAGAAGGATGCGAAAGAGTTTGACCAATTCAAGGAGTTATTTATTCGGAACGCAACTGGGCCACTTGGCGGGGCTGCTGCTGAAAAGATGTGGCATGATTTTGAGGCCCACGCAGGATACTCCTTTAATAAGTCTCATGCTGTCGCTTACTCAACGCTCTCGTACTGGACGGCATGGCTAAAGTATTATTATCCACTAGAGTTTATGTTTGCCCTTCTTAAGAATGAGAAGGACAAGGATGCTCGCACAGAGTATTTGATTGAGGCAAAGCGCATTGGTATTCCGTTGCGTCTACCACACATTAATGATTCTGATATTGATTTTAAGATTGAAGGGAAAGGTATTCGTTTTGGGTTGGCAGCAATTAAGTTCATTTCTGATAAGATCGCTTCAAGATATATTGAAGGAAGGCCATTTAACTCTTACAAGGAAGTTGAAGAGTATACATTTACCAAGGGAAATGGAGTAAACTCTAGAGCACTAAACGCTCTCAATGCCGTTGGAGCATTGACGTTCTCAGACAATCCAAGGGACGATGAGAAGGTCAGGGAGAATCTTTATGAATATCTAAATCTTCCAGAGTTTAGTAATGAGGTTCCACAACACTATCGCGCACACCTTAATTCCGTTGATGAGTTTGATGAGGATGGAGTATTTATCCTGATGGGCGTAGTCAGAGGAATCAAGCGAGGTAAAGGTTGGTCAAGAGTAGAAATACTAGACAACACAGGATCTATTGGAGTATTTGATGATGAAGACACTAAGATTGAGGCTGGCAAGACTTATATTATTCTTGTTGGATCTAACAGAGTCATGGAAGCGATTCCTGTCGAAAATATACAGGGTAGTGAGTCCACACTACTAAAGTTTCTTAACTATAGGCAGTTGCCATATAGCGAAAAAGAGCATTATGTGCTATCCTTTAAGCCTCGCGTAACGAAATCAGGTAAGAGGATGGCAAGCCTTGTCGTGGCAGACCACAACAGAGAACTGTATTCAGTAGTTGTATTTCCTACAGCCTTTGCTATTGCATACACAAGACTAGATGAGGGCAAGGCTTTTGAGATGGAATTTGGCAAGACAAAAGAAGGAGGGCTAACATTAAAGGAGGTAGTTCAAGCATGAAGTATTTACGAGATATGGATGATTTAGCGTTTACTCTTAACGCTAATGCACGGAGAAAGGGCTTCTGGGACGCAGATACAGAAGACAACAGGGTTATCTTTTATCTGAAGCAGTTGGCTATGGTTCATAGCGAGGTAAGCGAAACTCTTGAGGCTATTCGCAAGGAGATGGGAGATGATGTTGTAGTTGAAGAACTAGCAGACATTATTATTCGTGTCCTTGACCTATGGGCTGGTATGAGTACAGATCAATATACCAATCACTCATTAGCAAAGGCCATCAATGAAAAGATGGAGAAGAATGTTTCTCGTCCTAAGATGCATGGAGTGCTTGCTTAATGTCTGATGTTATGAGTGCAGAAGAAGTTCTGTCACAACTAAATCCAAAGTTGCGTAAGAGTATAACTACTGGAACTGGCATTGTGATTGAGAAGCAGCCAACTCCCTCATATGGTCTTAACAGGGCATTGGGGGGTGGATTGCCGTATGGTCGTCAGATTCTTATATGGGGATCAAAGTCCTCTGCTAAGTCATCTTTGTGCCTGCAAATGATTGGTATGGCCCAAAAGGAAGGAAAGGTTTGTGCATGGATAGATGCAGAAATGTCTTATTCAGAAGATTGGGCGAGAACTCTGGGGGTAGATCCAGACAACCTAATCTACTCTACGGCTCGCACTATAAACGATATGGTGGATGTTGGTACGGATCTTATGCAAGCAGGAGCAGATATCATTGTTGTGGATAGTATCTCTGCCCTTCTTCCAGCAGTCTACTTTGAGAAGGATAGCAATGAGTTAAAGCAACTAGAAAACACCAAGCAGATTGGTGCGGAGGCAAAGGATATGACCAATGCCGTAAAGATGCTTAACTATGCAAACAATCAAACAAAGCCAACGCTGTTGGTGCTTATCAGTCAGGCTCGCAATAACATTACTGCTATGTATACAAGCCAGCAACCAACAGGGGGCATGGCTACAAAGTTCTATTCTTCAACCATTATTAAGTTGTTCTCCTCTGAATCAGACAACCAGGCAATCAAAGGAAAGATTCATGTGGGAGATAAGATTATTGAAGAAAAAGTAGGAAGAAAGGTTAGATGGGATGTTCAGTTCAGCAAGACAAGCCCTGCGTTCCAAAGTGGGGAATATGATTTCTATTTCAGGGGAAACGATATTGGGATTGACAGTATCGCTGATTTGGTTGATACAGCAGAAATTCTTGGATTCATTGAACGAGCAGGAGCATGGTATACAGTCAATGGAGAAAGATTCCAAGGCAGGGACAAGTTGATTCTTGGAGTAAAAGAAGATCTTGATATTCAAGAGTCTCTTATCGACAAGGTTACTAATGCCTAAGTTTTCTATATATTCAGGAGCATTTGTATGTCAAGAGTGTAAGAAAGAAGTATTAGAGGCAAGGTTTTATATAAAATCATACGACCTAACATGGATGTGTCAAGAAAAACATCTATCCAAAGTCAATCTTTATGTTCGGGGCTACTAATGAGTGAGCGAGGAGAGGCAAAAAGAATGGGGGCAAGGCTTCATAAAAACTCAGGGAGGAACCAGAAGAAGGGTGACGCAACCTGGAATAATTATGTTGTCGATATAAAAGAATACTCTAAGTCCTTTTCTATATCTCAAGATGTTTGGGCTAAAGTGGTAACAGATCAAATGAAGGTAGACAAACAAAAATCTCCTGCACTTATACTTGTATTGGGAGAGGGAAGTCGCAAAACTAGGCTAGCCGTGATAGAATTGTCTGAACTAGAAAGGCTAATAGAAAATGACAACGACGATTGAACTCGTCAATGAGGTAGCAGAATTTACTGAGATCTCAGAACTAATGAATGACGATCAACTTACTGATGCACTTGGAGTCATTGTTAAGTTAATGATGAACCCAGATGTTCCTCCGCAAAAGGCAGTAGGTCTTATTGTGCAACTGGAGGCTTATGCAGCCAAGTTTAAGATGTTAGCGTCATACTATACAAATGTAAAGAAAGATGACAGAGCAAAGAAAAACCTATACTACTCCGCTAATGAGGCGGTACAAAGGTTGGTAGACAGCCTGAAGTATAGTGCTAAATTAGGGAGTTACTATGGCTAAGAATTTTTTGAAGCAAGTAATGGACAAGCAACCATCTGGTCCTATTGACACCAGGGAACTTATTAGTAAGATTGAAGAAGGATATACAGCAAATCGTGTGCCTGAGTTTAAGACTAAGAAATCATTTAGTCCATCAACAATCGTTTATGGAAATGGTGCGTGCCCACGATACTGGTATCTAGCATTTGAGGGTGCAGAGTTTGAAGATGATGCAGACGCTTACGCATCAGCAAATATGCAGAGTGGTATCGATGCCCACGCACGCATCCAGAGGGCTATTACAGACGCTGGAATTATGGTTGAGGAAGAGAAGAAGGTCATGATCTCCGATCCTCCTATTTTTGGCTTTGCTGACGGTATTCTACAATGGGGAGAGACACAGCCCATTCTTGAGATTAAGACAATGAGGGAAGAGTCTTATTCATATCGCAAGCACGCCAAGCCACCAAACTATCATCTCATGCAGTTGCTTATTTATATGAAGATATTGGGAAGAAGGTTAGGGGTTCTTCTTTATGAGAATAAGAATTCACACGAACTACATGCTATTACTGTAGAGGCAGATGAAGAGAAACTTGCATGGGTAGAGTATGCTTTTGATTGGATGAGAACGGTACGCAAGGCTTGGGAGGATAAGAAAATTCCAAAGAAGACCTATCGTGCAAACTCAAAGGTGTGCAAGACATGTCCAATTCAAAAGGCGTGCGCTTCCGCTGATAAGGGAGAATTGAAAATAGAACCCTTGGAGTACCTTGAGACATGAAAACTTGTTCTTGGTGTGCAAACGAATTTAATCCTTCAGTAAGTTATCAAATTTATTGTTCCCCAAGTTGTCGTCAAAATTCAACAAAACAAAAAATATATGACAGATATCAAATTAATAAAATAAAAAACAAATCAAAAAATAAAAAAGTTTGTAGTGGAGGCTGCGGCACAGTAATTAGCATATACAACAAAAATGGATTCTGTCAAATATGCATGATAAATAAAAAAAAGGTACATAAAACTTTTAAAGAAATAAAAGGATTTTTTGAAAATGACAAAGACTAGGCTATCGGAGGTAGCAAAGATACAATCTCCTAAAAACTTTTGTGCAATCGATGCAAGCACACAAAGCATGGCGTTTGCCCACTTTGTTGATCACAAATTAAATAGTTGCGGGAAAATAGTATTTTCTGGAAACACTATATATGAAAAAATAGGAGATACCGCACATAAGGTAAGTTCATTTTTTAATGCATACCCAGTTGATGTTATTTTAATTGAAAAAACTATTTTTGCCAACAGCCCACAAGTAGCAGCAAATCTAGCATTGAGTCAGGGAGCACTGATAGGTGCAGCAAAGTTGGGGGGAGTCAAGAGTGTGTACGGGGTCACCCCAATAGCATGGCAGTCATTTATTGGAACTAGGCTGTTGACAACTGATGAAAAATCTCTTATTAGAAGGAAAACACCAGGAAGATCAAATTCCTGGTATAAAGCACAGGAAAGAGAAAAACGTAAGCAAAAAACTATATTCACAGTTAATAATGAATTTGATATAAATGTAGACGATAATGATATAGCAGACGCATGTGGTATAGGAATGTATGCGTTAAAAAACTGGATGAAAGTGGTTAAAGATGAGAAGTAAAGGATTGCATCTTTCTAAAGCATATATGGAAAAAAGATATATCCGTGATAAAAAAACTCCAGAGGCTATTGCGGAAGAGTGTGGAGTTAGCGTACAATTAATCTACCGCCAACTTAAGAAGTTTGGTTTAAAGAAATAGGAGAGTAAATGTCTGACATGGTAAATCATCCATCCCACTATACAAGCGATCCTAGTGGGGTTGAATGTATTGACATTGTTCGTCATAGGAACTATAATATAGGTAACGCCATTAAATATCTATGGCGTGCAGGACTAAAGAATGAAGACAAGCATATAGAGGATCTTAAGAAGGCGATCTTTTATATTACCGACGAGATCAAAAGGTTGGAGAACCGTCATGGGTCGCAGGAAGAAAGTAGTTCCACCGCTAGCACATCTTTACCATCGTGAACCTACATTCACTACCCCCGAAGGCAGAACGCTAGAGCCTGGGGAAATTATAAAAATCAAAGGTGTCTGGGGAACTAAGTTTAAGTTTAAGGAATATGTGCGTCGCACAGACACGGGAACAGACTGGATTGACTGCTATGAACTAGAGCGTGGTCAAAACTGTGGTCACCGTTCCTTTAGGACAGATAGAATTAAGGTTCTCCCCAAAAAGCGAAGGAAGCGCAAAAAGACTCAGGTATAATAATGTTATGCCAGGGGAAAACCTAGCAAAAAATAAATACGTTCAGCAGTCTTTGTTTTCCAAAGAAAGGCCAAAGAGAAGATCCCCCAAGCGCAAAAAAGAAATAGCGCAAATGTTGGCAAACATAAAAGAAAAAAGTGGCTGCGTGGACTGTGGTGGAAAGTTCCCATATTACCTGCTTGACTTTGATCATGTAAGAGGAATAAAAGTAAGTAGCATATCTAGAATGCTAGACAAGCATCCACTAGAAGACATATTTAAAGAAATAGATAAATGTGAGATAGTTTGTGCTAATTGTCACAGAAATCGTACATTTCACAGGAAACATAATAGACAATTTTAGAATTTAAATATTGCATAATTGAGACAACTATGTTATGCTAGATATTGTTGCCGCCGCAAGGAGGAAACAGATGAAAACGAAACTGCTAGGAGGTATGCTGGGGATGGTACTAACAATTACTATTGCTTCCCCCGCCATTGCCTCTGACACGGTGTATGCTAAGTCTGCACCAACTGCGACGGGAAAGGTCGTATACATCAGCCATGAGCATAAGTCTGCTCGCTCCGCTGATGCTGACGATATGAAGGGCTACGAGCCATCTTTGTATCGCGGTAAATGGTTCGATTCTAAATGGGAAAATTCTCGTAAATGTATTATGAAGCGTGAATCCCGTTTTTCTTATCGGGCTGCCAATAAGTCATCCT